CTTGTAAAATGTATGAGGATCTAAAACTTGATTATGAAATAGGTAATACTAGCTTACTACGGGGTATTCTTAGTCCGTTTGTTGGTAATAATTTTGATCCGAGTTATTTACGATATCCTGGTGATCATGCTAGAGACCTTTATAGTTAATGGAATAATTCTATGGTAGCTGTTAATTATAATTTTCCAATAGAAAAAGGATCTGATTTTCAGATTAATTTTGTATATAATAACAGTTCCGGCGACCCGATAAATCTTAGTAATAAGTGTGTCGAATTTGGCATACTAGGCGACGACGGATCTATTAGAAAATATTCTAGTCAAGCATTAGCTAATTATGATGTTGATGGATGGAGCATAACAGGAGATAATCTCGGAACTATAGTAATAAAATTTAGTGCGGATCATACAAAATCTTTTAATTTTTTAACAGCGGTTTATGATCTTGATGTTAAAAATGTCGGAACCATTAAACTTAATAATGTTAGATTGTCTCAAGGAAGTATCAATCTAATAGATAGAAATTTAACTATTGATCCTAATTGTGCAATTAGTTTGGATCCTTTGGTTGTACAAACAACCAATTTACCAACAACCACAGGCAGCAATATACCAACACCAACACCAACTGTTACAGAACAAACAGATTTTTGTTTACCATATGATTGTGGTCCACTAGATCTATTTTCTGTAGTTTATAATGGCAGTGGTTTAACTATTAATGATTTGTCTACAACAAGCGGTTCTGTTAATGTTACGAATACAGGAATCATATCTAATATAGAACTGGCTATTAACAAACTAAATCACTCCAACGTAACAGACTTGGTTTTGTTGTTGTCTCCACCAAGCGGAGATAAAATACTACTATCTGCTAATCACAAAATACCGAATTATTCCAATAATTTTAGTTTTATGTTTAGTAACAAAGCTGATAGTAATAAATATTTACATAATATATCTAATGGTCAAACTTGTAGAATTTATGATAAAACATCCATTGTTAACTATAATAATGAATCTCTAAATAGTAATTTTGATCATTTATTTAATAGTTCTGTAACCGGTGTATGGAATCTTATTATAAAAGATACTGATCCAACTAGTAGTGGAAATATTGATTCTTGGAAACTAGTTATAACATATGATAGTAATATTTAATCCTTTCAAAGAAATATAATACAATGAATATAGACAAATCTATAAACACTAATCCTATTAATAATGGTCGTACCACTATTAAAATAGCAAATTCTTTTCAAGTATTAGATACTAGCAAAGACACAGATCCAGAATTAGCAAGTATACAAAATTTATATAGTAATAATTTTAATGATCCTAATTATTATTGGTTATGTTGCAATAGCGGAGTCGTTGTTTCTCAAACACCAACCGTAACACCATCAAACACACAAACACCAACTGTAACACCATCCGTTACTCCTACTAACACAGAAACACCGACGGTAACACCTTCAAACACACAAACTCTCACAATAACACCGTCTAGTACAGAAACACCAACAGTAACACCATCTAATACAGAAACACCTACGCCAACACCGTCAATTACTCCTTCTAATACAGAAACGCCTACTCCTACTCCAACAAATACTCCAACTCTTACCTCAACACTGACACCCACCCCAACACCATCGGTAACACCGATTGGTCCTTTATTCGTGGCTTCGGCTGGTACCACAACCGCTAATGCTAGAAGTAGTGACGGAGCATCATGGACCAGTGGTAGTTTCAGCAATAATAGAAATTGGATAAGTTTATCATATAGTAATAATGGTTATTTTGCATTAGCTAGTAATAGTTCAAATTATGATACGTCTAGCAATGGAATTAATTGGTCAGATAATACATATAATATTGTTCATCCAAATAATCAATTTACTAAAACCATCTATGGCGATGGTAAATATCTTGTGTTTGCAAACAGTTCAACAGGACTATATAGTTATGATCTAATATCATGGAGTTCTTTTATCTTACCAAATGCTAATTGGATAACAGCAGCATATGGTAATAGTACATATGTAGCCATATCTAGCAATTCTTCTGTGATAGCCACATCATCAGATGGAATAACATGGACTCAAAGAGCACTTCCTGAAACAAAAGATTGGACCGATATTATTTATGCTAATGGTAAATTTATTCTTGTTGGCAATAATACAACAACCATGTTATATAGTTCTGATGGTATTAATTGGAGTACCGGAACACTACCAGATTCATTATTATGGAAATGTGTATCATATGGAAATGGAACATATGTCGTTTTGGTAACAAACAGCGCATTAACAGCGTATTCTACAGATGGTATAAATTGGACCCAAGGATTAGCTATTAATGCATCTTGGACAGATATTGCTTATGGAAATAATAATTTTGTTGCTATTAGTAGCGGTGCTATAGTTATAACATCCACAAACGGTACAACATGGACACAAAGATCCATTAGTAATAATAACTGGAATAGTATAGTTTTTAACTCTTAATAAAAGGCTAAATTATGAATCTAACTTATACAATAAATAATAATTCTTTTGCTGTCAGTATATATGTGTCTGGCAATAATACTCCTGTTATATACCAACCCAATTGGCCCAACGGCACATCATGGAGTACCCATGCAGAGGCGGTTAATTGGGCAGAACTATGTATAGCTTCTATACTTGATCCTTTAGCCCCTTATGCTCCTTCTGGTCCTGGTTTAGCCGGTGAGCCAAAATCAGTATGATAATCAATCTTTTGGATGAAACTAGCAGCAATGTTCTTAATATAGTATATAAAACATTAAATATTAATAATGTTAATAATATTTCTCACACCATAACCGTTAACGAATCTAATAGTATTAATAATTTTTTGTTAATAAAATCTATTTTAACAATAAACGATAGCGCAATTGAGACCCTAGTGATACAATCATGACAAATCCTTTTAGTGGTATTATTTCTAAAGAACTGAAAAATACTTTTAATAATGCCATAGATAGTTTACTAGAAAACAATGCTCTATCTCTACCATGCAAAATATTTTTTGATAATCAGATAACAACCACATACTGTAATAATTGTATTTTTGATCCTATTTCATTATTATCTAGTAATATTTATAATGGTACTGGACCAGCAAGCTTTCCGGAAGGTGGTGTTTGTCCTGTTTGTGTTGGTCAAGGAACACTTAAAGGTTCTAGCTCTAGCGAAACTATTTATTTAGCTTTTATCTTTGATAGCAAATATTTCTTAAATATTAATTCTAAAGTTGTAAATATTCCAGATGGATCAATACAAAGCTTATGTAATATTAATTTATTAAGCAAAATAAAGAATGCTAGTGAAATAGCATTTGATAATAATTTATCTAATATTGGTCATTTTAAGTACGAAAGAGCAAGCGATCCAGAGCCTTTGGGATTTGGTGATAATAGATATATTTTAACATTATGGAAAAAGAAATGAAATTTTCCTTGGATCTAATTGATAAAAATATAGATATTACTAAAGTTATTCTTGAAAATTTAAAAGATCAAATTTCTAAACACATACAAAAAATTTTGCCTAAAATTACTCTGGAAATTAAAAATTTGGTTAAAGAAGCTCTTATCGGTGAACCAGAATATGCTTCATTAAAAGCTGGTACATTACGAGCAGAGCTTGGTATAAGCGACCCAGAATCTGTTGATAAAGTTATAGAAGCAATGGTTAATACTATTCAGATAAAAGAAAACCCTATTAAAACTACTGGTAATGGTTTATCTGGTGGTTTTATTTTTACAATGATTAAAAGTGATGATATTAATGGAATTATATATACAGATATTGCTAGTGTAGTAGATAGAAAAGGAGACTATTCTTTACCGTGGCTAGAATGGTTATTATTAAAAGGAAACGAGTCTTTAGTACAAAATTATAGTGTAAACTATAGTAGTAGTTCTAGATCTCGTAGTGGATTAGCGATCATGATTAAGTCCGATTCTAGTTGGAGAGTACCATCAAATTTTAGTGGCACACCAGAAAATAACTGGACAACAAGAGCAATCAGCAAAATAGAAAAAGCTATAGGTCAAATTATTCAATCTAATTTAGAAAATAGTTTATGACAACTTTTCATAATGTATCATCCATTACCAATAAACATCGTATATCATTATTAGAAGATAATGTAAAAAGTTTTTTAGATTGGTCGTTTTTACATATTGGAGGATTTGTTAATGTTAATATTCCAACAAGTGGAATCTCAGGTGGATCTTTTCATATTCTAAAAAACGCTGAGGATCCATCGTTAAAAGATAAAGTATGGCAATCGCCGCGCAAAGACTGGATATACGAAAGCGGTATTGTTTATGAAAGTGGTAGTCCTATAGCATTTTCTGGTATTTATCTAAATAATACTTTTTTGCCCGCCCCAACAGGCAGCGGAAATTACGGATACAATGTTAATTATCCTCTTGGTCAAATAGTTTTTAATAATCCTGTATCACCTAAAAGTTCTATTTTGGCCAATTATTCGTATAGATATGTTCAAGTATATAAAAGTAGTGATAATATTTGGTGGAAAGAAGTACAAAAAGAAACCTATAATCCATCTAATTTTAATAAACAAGACTTTAGCATAACCAGTGTTCATAGAGTTCAACTTCCAGCCATAATAGTAGAATTAATACCAAGAACTGTTCAGATTCCTAGACAATTAGGTACATATGATAATATAATTATACAAGATGTATTTTTACACGTTTATAGTGAAAATGCTAATCAGCGCAATACCTTAATAGATATTTTAATTCACCAAAAAGACAAAACATTAAGTTTATATGATATTTCTGAAGTAGTTAAAAATAATCGCTATGCTCTAAATAGATTTGGTAATATCAATCCTAGCGGATATAATTATTCATTTATCTCACAGAATTTTTCTAACTATTGGTGTACTATAAAGGATAGTACCATTGGAGAATTAAATAGTTTGAGCAGCTCATTATACAATGGCATAGTTAGATGGTCAATAGAAATTTTTCCCTAGTTTAATTAAAAAAAGGTGTATTACTTAATACCAATACAATATCCCATATAATGGAGATTCTTCAATGGCACAAAATAGAATTTTTTATGCAACTCAAGCCGTGGCCCTAAAACCTCAAAATGACACGGGGTCTCTTGTTTATAGTAACTGGTATTTTCCAAGAGGCGTACAAAGTGCCGGAATCACAACAAATTTCGGTTTGGAACAAGTTTTTCAACTAGGCCAAATCGAACTATATGAAAACGTTGAAGATGTTCCAGAAGTAGAAGTAACTATGAATAAGGTTATTGATGGAACACCACCTTTGTATCTTCTTTGTATGGGTGGTAATGGCGGAATAGACTCTGCTGTCAACAAAGAGCTTGTTGCCTTAGCCAATAACAGAGTTAATTTTAGATTGAGTATATTTGATGATACTCAAGCGTCTGCCACAGGAACTCCATCAGCTTATGTGGATTGCTCTGGTATGTATCTTAGTAGTGTTAGTTTTACCATTCCGGTAGACGGTAATGCTACAGAAGATGTTACTCTTGTTGGTAATAACAAATATTGGAATAGTGGTACTAGTGTTCTCGGCGGAGCTGTTGATGCATTTGCCCAAACATCTTTTGCAACCGGCAGTATGACAGCACCAGCTATTGGTCGTCGTTACAAGTTTAACAGCGAAGCAAGCGTTGTTCCAACAGGTGCTGGTGGAGGTATTCCAATTCCAGCAGGCAGAACAATGCCATACCTACAAAATGTTACTATTAGTATGGATCTTGGTCGCGAAGCTATTAACGAACTTGGTGCTATGGCTCCATACTATCGTTATGTAACATTTCCAGTAGAAGTAACTAGTGAATTTGAAATTGTTGCTTCTAGTGGCGATTTTGTAGAAGGCAAAGATTTTGCTGGCCAAGTTGGATGCGATGTTGTTTACAAAAATCTCCAAGATAAATCTGTTAAAATTGTTATGTGCGGTAGTGGTATTAATGATGCTTTAATCATTGATATTGGTAATAAAAATAAACTTACTAGTGTTAACTATACTGGTGGAGAAGCTGGTGGAGATAATGCTACCGTAACCTATAGTTATCAGACTTTTAACAAGTTTGTTGTTGATGCTAGTGGTTCGTTTAAAGCTGCTAGTTGGGTAGATGCTGTTGATGATGCTAACATTCTCGGTGACTGATACGATTCGATAGTTACGGAAATGGATGTATGGACGAATTGTTTAATATTATAGGTAAGTTGTATGTTGATATGTATAATACCCAAAAGGTATTAGAAATTATGCGACAGCAACTTCAGGACAAGGAAAATCAGATTCAAAATTTAAAGAATATTAGTTCAGAAAGTTCGGATGAATGAGGATCTTGAATTATTACTATATAGAATTTTTAATGGATATTTAATATTTTACATCAATAATGATAAATACATATTACGATCAGCAACTATAGATTTAAAATATGAAGCTCAAATATTATACAATAATATTATTAACGATGAAAAATACAATGATTGGTTAAGAGAGGACAATTTAGACAACCTACTGATATATTTAAATTTATGGACAAAAGATACATCTATGATAATTAAGGATATTGAAAAAAAAATAGACAATGCTAAAGTAGACTACTATAGCGCATTTAAATTAACAGATAAAAGAAAAAATATCAAAAAAAATCTAGATAGTTATAAAAAACAGTTAAATTCTATTTTAAGCAAAAAAGAAGAGCTGTATTCTAATACATTAGAAGGATATGCTAATAGTATAAAAAACGAATTTATTATTACTCAAACGCTATATAAAAATAATAATTTAGTATTTGATAATAAGAATAATAATAATAACTATCTGTTATTTAATACTATTGTTAATGAACTAAATAAATACTCTATATCTTTAGAGGATTTTAAAAAATTAGCAAGAAGTAATATTTGGAGATCGTATTGGAATACTAAAAAAAATAACTTATTCGAAAATCAACTATCAGATGATCAAAGAACACTAATTGGTATTAGTCAAATGTATGACAGAGTTTATGAACATCCAGAATGTCCAAGTGATGAAGTTATTGAAGATAACGACGCTTTAGATGGATGGATGATAACTCAAAGACGTAAAATAGAAAAAGAAAAAAAGCAACATCAGATAGATACTTTGAATCCTAAGCTTAAAAATGCCCAGGAAGTTTTCTTATTCGCAAATAACCAACAAGAAGCAGAAGAAATTATTGGTTTAAATAATATGGAAGGATTAAATAAAATGAGAAGTAAAATATCTCATGTTAATAAGTTTGGAATAACAGAAGAAAGCAAATTACCAGATGTACAGATGGATCTAAGAAATCAACTTAATCAACAAAATAAAAATAGGAAATAAATATGACTCATGATGAACAACAATTACTAGATAATATATATAAAAGATTTCAAACCACTATGATTGGAGCATTAGCAAGATTCGAAGATAATTTCGGTCATGTTTGGGAAAATGAACCAGACAATAGTCCGGTATGGGACGCTTGGGAATTTACCAGAAATAGCATACTAAATAATGGCAATAAACAAGCACGAGCAGCACTAGATGATTTAAAAAAATTTTTATCACAAAATAAAACAAATAGTAAGTATACCTATAAATTTAATCTTAAACAGGAGAAGGATGTATGAAGACAAAAACATTTAAATTAGAAGTAGACGGTGTTGAAAAAGAATATTTGGTTCGAAGCCCAACATTAGATAACCAGAGAGAAGCTCAAAAAATTTATAATCAGGCTTTTACAGATGCTATTAAAAGTAAAAGTGTTGTAAGAGCTAAACTCGATGATCTATTAGAAGATCAGGGACTATGGAATGACGAAAAACAAGCTAAATTTACAGAGCTTCAACGAGAGCTTCTAGAGGGCGAAAAACGCTTGGCTAAAGGCGGTTTTAGTTTAAATGAAGCTAAAGACCTAGCTATTAAAATGAAGAGTATTCGTGATGAAATACGAGATCTTATTAGTGTTCGTACCAGCTTGGATAATCATAGCGCAGAAGGTCAAGCTGATAATAGTAGATTTAATTATTTAGTAAGTGTTTGTTTGGTGTATAATGATACTAAACAACCAGTATATAAAAATATGGAAGAGTATCTAAATAGCTCAACCGAGAAGGTTGCTATAATGGGTGCTCAAAATTTGGCTAACATGTTATATGGCTTAGATAATGACTATGAAACTAATTTACCAGAAAATAAATTTTTAAAGAAATTTAAATTTATTGATGAGAAATTACGCTTGGTAGACAAAAAGGGTAGGCTAATAGATAGAGAAGGCAGACTAATAGATGAGAGTGGTAGATTTATTGATGAAGAGGGTAACTTTGTTGATAAGTTCGGTAACAAAGTAGACAAAGATGGAGAGTATCTTGTTGATAGTCAACCATTCCTTGATGAAAATGGAAATCCAATTATTTTAGATGAGGAACAACCCAAAGATGATAAAGTTGAACCATCTGTTGAAGCAGTTTCCCAAGCGGTTGATACCCAACCCCAAGTTTCTGCACCAACAGAACAAACAGTTTCAACAAATTAATAAATTAGTGTATATTATACTGGGTTATATTATTCCCCGGCTAGAAGAAATTCTAATCGGGGAATATTTTTATCTTTACCTAGGAATTTGATCTATTATGGCACAAGCCTTTAATCTAACCGCACAATTAAATTTGCGTGGACCATCAAATGTTAGACAGATAGTTTCGGATGTTAAAAAACAACTAGGAACTATTACTGGTGATATAAAATTTAATATTGATCCAGCAAGCATAAATAATACTTCGAGGTTAAGTAAGTCGTTACAAGAATTAAATGCCAATCTAGCTAATGTGTCAACCAATGCCAGAGCAGCCTCTTCTGCCATAAAGAGTTTTGGTCAAAGTGTCACATCTATTAGTGGTTCTTCTAATAAATTATCATCTAATTTAGACAAAACAACAAAAAGCGCAGATAATGTTGGATCATCTCTTACTAAAACAGCTAAAAATGTTAGCGTAGCAAGAACAGAGATGGAAGAGTTTGGTCGTCAAAGCGCCTTGGCCGTTCGTCGTTTCGCAGCATTTAGTGCTGTAACAGGAGTCTTTTTTAGTCTTAATAGAGCAATTAATAATGGTTTAAAAAGCTTTATAGAGTTTGATAAAGAATTAGTAAAATTACAACAAGTAACTGGCAAAAATGCCGAAGGATTACAAGATCTACAAAATGAAATTACTAGACTATCTATCAATCTTGGTGTTAGCTCTGATAGTTTAGTTCAGGTTTCTAGCACCTTAGCACAGGCTGGTTTAAGTGCAACAGAAACTAGAGCAGCATTAGAGGCATTAGCCCGTAGTAGCCTTGCTCCAAGTTTTGACGATATTAATCAAACAGTAGAAGGTTCTATTGCATTAATGAGACAGTTTGGTATTAGTGCCAAAGAACTAGAAAAAGCATTGGGTAGTGTTAATAGTGTTGCGGCAGCATTTGCTGTTGAGTCTAGTGATATTATTGCTGCTATTCAACGTACTGGTGGTGTGTTTGCAAATGCCAGCAAAGGAGTAAGCGAAGGAACAGATGCTCTAAATGAGTTTATTGCTGTTTTTACAAGTGTTCGTGCTACAACACGCGAAAGCGCAGAAACTATTGCTACCGGTTTAAGAACTATTTTTACTCGTATTCAAAGACAAGGAACAATAGATGCATTAAGAGACTTTGGAGTAACACTAACAGATGCCGAAGGAAAATTTGTTGGAGCATATAAAGCGGTACAATTACTTAGCGAAGGATTAAATAGAATTGATCCTAGAGATATAAAATTTAGTCAAATTGTTGAAGAGCTTGGTGGATTCAGACAGATTGGCAAAGTTATCCCATTAATTCAACAGTTTGCAACAGCGCAGGAGGCCCTAAAAGTCGCACAAGCTGGTCAGGGTAGTTTAGCAGCAGACGCATTAAAAGCTCAATTAAGTCTTGCTAATCAAATAGCTAAAGTAAGAGAAGAATTTTTAAGTTTAATTAGAAGTTTAGGTCAAAGCGACACATTCCAAACTCTTGCTAGAGGCGCTTTAGGATTTGCAAGTGGTTTAATAAAAATTACTAGCGCATTAAAAGGAGTACTACCAGCATTAGCAATATTAGGAGCAGGGGCTAGCTTACGAGGTATTACTCAATTTGCTGGTGGTTTTATAGGAGGATTAAAGAAAGTACCAAAAGGACAAGAGGGAGAAGAACAACCCGGAATAGCAAGATCTATAGGCAGTAATTTGGGTAGTAGTTTAGTTGGAGCTAAAACAGAACAAACTAGTAGAGATATTGAAAAGAATACAGAAGCTTTGAATGGTATTTCTGATAAGCTTACGTCTCTTACTACAACAATACAATCCTTAATTGATCTAAGTTCAAAAGAAAAAGAACAAGTTATAGATCCATCATTAGTTACTAATTTGATATCGTCTATATCAACTTTAAATGATACTATTAATAATCAAAAGTTAACATCGACAGATTCTGGTCAGGATCCTACACAAAGAAAAATTCAAGCCCAACAAATTAGAAATATTAGAACTGATAAAACACTAAATAGTACAGAAAAAAAAATAAGAATTCAACAAATACAAAATGAAAAAAACAAATCTTCCGGAATAGATACTACCGCTATACAGGAATTGTCTGCTGGTATCAATACTTTTAATACTAATTTTAATGCTATTAGTAATAGTTTATCTACCTATAATACAACACTACAAAATAATACGAATACTTTATCTAGTAATAATAGTTCTCTAGAAAATGTTTATGCTGCTTTGGTTAATTTAGATGCTACTTTAGATAGAAAAGATTTCGGCGGAGGCGGTGGACCAACTACTGCTAGTGGCGGTGGTCGTATTTTGGGTTTCTCTAAAGGAGGAAGTGTTCCTGGTAACGGAAGAGGAGACAAAGTTCCAGCATTGTTAGAGCCGGGCGAAGTAGTAATGAGCAATCGTGCTGTTAATAAGTATGGAAGAGGTAATTTGGTAAGAATGAATAGATATGCTAAAGGAGATCAAGTTAGAAAAATCGTTCCGCAAAATAATACTCTTAATAAATCTCATATAGGATCTGATATACAAATAAGTAAAAAAAATCTACAAAATTATGCAAGAAATTATAGAAGTAAAGAGTTTTTCGCTTCTGCATACGACAATGCCGGAGTAACAAAACAACAATTAGAATCAGGAGATTTTGATTTTAATAATTTGATTAAAAAAATGCAACTTAGAATTAAAGATAGAGTTATATTAAATTTACCATCAAATTGGAATCAAGCTCTTAGAGCCAATAATCCTAATTTAGTTAGTCAAAATGATTTAGCTAATTTTATAGCAACATCAGAAGATTCTTTGTTTGTTGGGCAATATGGTAGATTGCCTAAAAATGATAAAAAAGATACAAGACAACAACTCGTTACTGCTATAAAATCTTTACCAACAAAACAATATACAAATAAAAATAATCCACCGCCATCAGAATTTCCAAGTATTTCTAGTTTTGATATTGATAGTGAGCTAGACAGCTTAAAGAGGATTATAACTCAAGATAATTTAGAGGAATCTAGTTATATCGATCTATTATTCAAACCATCAAAATTTGGATCGTCATATGTAAGCGGTGCAACAGGACTACAGAGGACTAGAACACAGTCTAGATCCGGAGCATATAAAGAACTATTAAATTCTGGTGGATTAATTAAAAAATTTGCTGGCGGAGGAGAAGCGCTACAATCTAAATTATCAACTATAAGAACTCTTTTGGGCGAATTTTATGGGAGCGATGAACAACTTATATCAAAATCAATTTCTAATTCTATGATAATTGATGAGGCTCGTGCTGATAAAATTATTGCTAATTTAGAATCATCTAGATCACAGTTGCCATTATTTAAAAAACTATTTTCAGAAAAATCATCTTCTGTTGGTGTTTTAAATGGATTTCCAGTTGCTAGATATGATGCTATCGGCGGTCTTCAGAGTATGAGATTTGATGAACTCAAAGATGAAGAAACTATTAGAGAGTTTATAAAAAGAGGAAAATTAGCAACACAAGCTTCGCGTGGTCCGGTTGGTAAACGCATGGTTTATGGTGATCAAAAAGCAGCAAGACGAAGGTTTGCGGTTGGCGGAACAGTAGAAAACATAGCTGCTAAAGAAAAAAAATCTATTGAAACTGTAATTTTAGAACAATTATCCAGTTTTGGAGATGCTAGCGGAGTTAAAAAAATACTAGGATTAGGAGCTGGAGAAAGAGAGATTAGCTCTATATTGAATGCTAGTAATATTAGAGCCGGTAAAAACATAGAAAAAGCTATTAAATTTATAAATAGGGCGCTAGCTAAGACAGGAAAAACAGATGCTGCTAGAGAAGCAAAAGAAGCAGCCATGAGAAAAGTTGCAATTGCCGGATTATTTCCATTAGATTATAATAAAGATTTTTCAGACTGGAAGTTGGAAGATGGTAGAGAAATTTATGGTTATGTTAGAGGATTTCAATCTAGCTTTTTACCACAAATAGAAGCTATGCAAGAGGCTAATAGAGCTACTCGTCAAAAATTTGCTGAAGATATTCAAGATACGGCAGCATTAGGCGGATTAGGTAATAGAAATATTCAGGGGCCAATTCAACCATTAGCAATAGATTTTGATGAAACATTAGCTCTTGGAACAAAAATGCTAGATGAAAATGGTAAAGAAGATTTACCAGCCTATTCGGATAGAAAAAAAGTTATGGAAAGTCTAGCCCAAGCTAGACCAACCTCACTAGCTAAAAGATTGGCTAGTATAGAACAAAAAAATCCTGGATATGTTAGGATGTATAGTCGCATCTTAACGGCTCGTCCTCAAAGTACAGCAGATATTATAGCATCTACTCTTAATAGATTTGGATTACCCTATTTAGAACAAGATGTTACTGGAGTTAGTCAAGGATTAGGAACAAATATAGCAAAAGCTAAAGCTGCTAATGTTGCAGCAGCCGAAAAATTAATCGATGATAGTGAAGAAAATATTAGAGCAACAATGGCTGCTGGTAAAAGCACTTTTCGTTATGGTGAAGTTCCAGAACTTAAAGGACCAGCAGAAGAAAAATTTGGACAATCTAATATTGAAGGAGGTATGTTAGAAGCGGCACTATCACAATTATTGGGCTATAATATAAATGTTGATGCTTTACAAAGAAATAGGGCGATTGATTTTCCACAAGGACTAGGTAGAGGTGCTCAACTTTTTGGATTACCTCCGAATATTGAAACAGAAGTAAAAAGAACTTTGGATGGAGACAGTTTTTCAAAAGCCAGAGAAGAATTTAGTAGATACTTTACAGAAAATCCACAAGCCTATGCTAAAGGAGGAGCAGCAACAATTGGCTCTGGATCATTTAAATTTCCCAAAAGAATAAGTAATGCTTATGTTCGGGAAATGGAAAAATTATTAGAACAAGAACAAATGGAGAAGGTTTTTTCAACGTATCCTGGTAATGAAAGAATGATTGTAGACGAAGAGGCTGTACAAAAAGGATACGAATCTCCTTTTAGTAGAGAACTATTCATAAATTCGTTTAAGGATAAAATAAGTAGAAATACAGTTTTTGAAAGAATGGGACAATTTGCACGAGTCATAGGATTACCACCCACAGACTTCTTGTCTGCTATACCAACTCAGTTAGATTTTGGTGTTAATTATCCTGCTACAGCACTATTTAACAAGGATCCTTCTGGCCCAGGAACCAGAGGACTACAAGGAGTGGACCTGACACCATATGGTTATACTGAACAAGATAAACAAGATTTATTTGGATATACTAAACTAATAGAAGAAAAAAAGAAACAAATATTAAAAACAATCAAAACTTCTGTTACAACATATGAAGATGGTAGTTTTGGTTATGATGTGGCTCTAACAGAAAAACTAAGAGCAGAATTAGAAGATTTACAAAAACAACAAAGATCTCTTATTGATAAAAATAATGTGGCTATTAAAGCTGCAAAAGAATCTAGATTACAATCTGCAAACCAGAGTGGTCGTGGTAGCGTTGGTATAGCGACTAATCCGTTTAATACAAGTCAACGTCAAGATTATAGTATTTTATATCATGAATTAACTCATCAACTTTTTAATAGTCTTAGAACTAAAAATGCTCAATCATTTGAAGCATACAAGGCCAAAGTTGCTAGTTTATTTAGTGGAAATAATGATGATGTGGCCGATGCTTTTGATGCTTTGGTGGGAAATACTGGATATAATAGTGCTGATGTTGCTTATGGAAGAAGTTATAAACTTAGTGGACTAAGCAGTTTAATGATAGGCTCCGCTAAAAAAGAGTCATTTGAAAAATATGTTAATAGTGATCCGGAATATGTTCCAGAATTAAGAAAAACTTGGGCCGAAACACAGTCCACCACAAATGCTAAAGCTTTCAAGCCACTGAATCCTAGAGTTAATGATATTTTATTAAGAGGTAAAATAAGTCAAGATGTTATAGATAAATATGAAGATAATGGTAAAGAAGAATTTTTAACAACACTAGTACAAAAATTACCATTGTTGGATGAAAATTTAAGTGGAATTTTGGATAGTACTCTGGATGACTTATTGGGAGGCGCCGGAATAAGTAGACAAAAACTATCAGTTGGTGGATTAATTAGCAAACTTAAAGGCGGAGGATCAGTTCCTGCTCTAGTCAGTAACGGAGAGGCTTTTGTGCCACCCAAACTTGCTAAACAAATTGGCTATGGAAAATTAGAACGTATGAATCAAGCTGATAAAAATGGTATGACAGAGTTCAGTGAAGGAGGTATTAGCGTATTTAAGGGCCCCGGAAACGGAACCAGTGATAGTATACCAACAAATCTGCCTGTAGGTAGTTTTGTTATAAGAGAAAAGGCAACTAAAGCATTAGGTTTAAATAGTGGTGGTGCTGTTGGAGTAAGAAAATTCAAAGATGGTGACAAGGTTTCTTATAGAAAACATGCAACTGGTATTCAGGCGCCAGTGCCCGATCTTGGATTTCTAAAGACAAGCGCAATATTATTAGCAGACAGTTTTAGAACCACAGAACAAATCATAAGTAATGGTTATTCGGCCTGGCAAGAGATAGACAAAGTGGCTCCGGTTTTAGCAAACGCTTTAGATAGATATTTTAGTACTATCAATGGAACAGTAGAAGATGCTAGTTTGATGATGCAAAGCTATCGTGCAGTAGCCGTGTCTTTGGCTAAACAAGGAAAAAGCGCGGCAGAAATTGATGCTATTATGACGAATTATATTGATGCTTTAAATAAAGGAATAGACGCATACCAAAATTCTGCTCCTATAGAGCCGCCAAAATCAGCCACAACATATGCGGTTACTCCACCGAGTCCTCAAATCCCGCCCGATCCCGACGACACTTCAACAACCCCCAAAACTTCTTTACCAAGAACGCCGCCTCCCGTACCAAAATCTGCCGAGCAAAAACTAGCAGCAGCAGAAAACGAAGCAATTGCTCAAAGAATAGAAACTAAACAAAATATTAAATCCGAATACGATCCAGTATATAGAGGAGCATCGTCTAAAGAAGATAAACAGGCTATTCAGGATGACGCCAGATCAAAATTTCAGGCTGCTGATGCTACCATACAGGCTAATAAAGCTGCTCAACAACAAGCAATATTACAAGAATTATTAGCACAAAAAGCTAAAGAAGCTAATCAGTCTACAGCAGAATATATATCCGGACTACAACAAGAAATTGATGCTAGATCAGTTGATATTATGGAACAAGATTTTAGCAATGCTTTAGGGCCAGAAGCTCCGTCAGCACCAGAAGCAAGACAACAAGCACTTAATGAAACAATTAGTTCCAGAGGACTACAAGCATTTAATGTTCCGGGCTTAGGAGAAGGTACTGATTTAAATAGTATTATTGCACAAGTATCAAAAAACAATGATCTTGCCGCCGAGGCAGACAAAGCCAAAGCAGCAGCTGCTACAAGAGCGGCTGACGCATTAGAACTCATGAGACTCAAAGCAGAACAAAACGGACAAACACTATCACAGTATCAAAGTAATCTTAAACAAAATATTTTGAATCTTGCTAAAGATCTACAAAAATCAGCTCCTGGTAAAATTAGTAAGTTTAATGAAACTGCTGTTAGTTTACGAGGAGATATTAACAGTGGAGATGAAGATAAAATTACTAAAGCTAAAGAACAATTAGCTAAACAATTAGCTGATCTTGGAACAAATCTTGAATCGTCTCAAATAACAACTATAATTGATGATTTAGCAGCAAGTATGGGGGATACCGATAAAACATTTGTTGATATTATTAATAATTCGCAAGAATTACAAGAAGCATTCAAACAATCATCAACAGATGCAACAGCTTTACAATCAGCAACCCAAAAACTTAGCGTTAGTTTGGGTATTCCTGAGGAAGCTTTGCAAAAACTAGCAAGTTCTGCCGAATTAGCAGCAAGTAATCTTTACGACAAGAACGTAGCAGCTGCTCAAAAAATGGCGTCTACATTGGCTAAAACTAGTTTAGCTATTGGTGGAATAGGATCTGTCATATCGTCTACTATCAAATCATTAGGAGGGTCGGAAAATAAAGATACTGCTGTTCTTAGTACTGGTATAAGTAGCGTAGCTAGTACCGTCAGTACATTAGGAGCTTCTCTAAGTCAATTACCAGGAGGTATAAAATTTGTTTTAGATACTATGCAAGGAATGGGAGGCGGTATAGGTAAAGTAGCCACTAGTTTAGCTCCTAAGATAATGGGTTTTATAGCAAGTCCTATGGCTTTAGTCGGAGCATCGTTAGCGGGTGGGGCAGTTGCCATAGCAGCTGGTTTTAAAGAAGCATATAATGCTGCTAGAGAGTTTGATTTACAAACAAGTCAAAAAAGAGTAGACGAAAGTTTAAGTAGAGTAAGCGACCTATTTGCACAATTTGAAAAAGATACTACTAATATAGATTTTCTTAGTAAAATTGATAGTGAATTAAGTTACGGATCCAAACAGTTGATGAAAAATCTTGAAACTGATTTAAAAGTTCCAAAAGCAATGTGGGCTAATCTATTAGATCTTGATGGTGGTTCGCAGGCTGCTGGTAGAAGTATGATATTGGAAAAAGAAGGTATTGGAAGCTATATCTCATCTGTATTTTCTAATAATGCTCAACAAGCGGCAATAGGCAGAATTGCACCAGAAAAGGCCGTTGAAACAGCTCAAAAGGTTCAGCCACAAGGCCAAAATATATTAAAACAGTTCGAAAATAAACTTCGGTCCGGTATGGACATGGATACTATTCTTGCTGAATTAAATGCTGCTGGTAATCAATCAGCTGAAGTTCTTGCTAGAATGAATCCGAAAATCAATGAACAAATTATGTTGATAGAGAATGATAGAAACATATCAGAACAACGCAAAAGCGCTATTATCAAAGAAATAACAACATCCGAAGCTAACAGAGTTGCTAGTGTTAATATGAAAAATAGTATGAAACAAATTGAGTTTGAGAAACTAGGTAGACAAACCAATAATTTTGCAACAAGTTTGGAAAGAATGTTTAATGGGATGGAACAGGCCATAAATAAAACAGACTTTGAATTAAGTAAACTTTCTCGTTCAGCAGAATTATCAGCAGCAGCTTTAAGCGGAAATGCTAAGGCTGGAGATGTTATGCTCGACAGTATTAATGTGTTACAAAATCCAAGAGCATATTCAGGACAAGAGCAAGGAGCAGCTTTTGATCAAGCAGCAGGATTTTTTGGATCTCAAGCTGATCTTGTTAGGCCACTATTGGGACTTGGAGATAAGTTAGAAAGTACGGTAATGAGTACTATCAATCGTTCTGTTCAGGCTAATCCAACAGGTAGCACAGAAGGAATAGCGTCAAATATTAGAAATGCTCTAGATGCTCAATTAAAAGATTTAGGATTACCTCCTAATATAGCAGATAAGTTAGCAGGACAAACTAAATTAGCTTTTGAAAAGATAAGAAGCGAAAGAGGCGGAGAAGATACAAGATTAAACTTTGATCAGATAACAGAAGAAGTTCCCGCTTTTGCAAAAGCTATTAGCTCAGCACAAAGAGCACAAGAATTAGCTGTTAAAGCTATGGAATTTTATCAAAAGAATCTTAATGAGTATGCTCAAGCTATGAATCAAATGGTTGATTTTCAGATAGAAGCTAATAATAGGATGAGAAAAGCTAGCGAGGTTCAAGCTAAAGGAGCTATGGAACTAGCTAAAACATTAGGGCAAACAGTATCTTTAACAGAAACAAGAAATGTAACAGAAGCGCCAATAAGATCTATGACAGGAGGATTAACAAATCCTGGTGATATTGGTAGAAACGTTGTGAATTTAGAAGCTCAAAGACGAACATTACAAACAGCTGCTGATAATGCTGGCAATAGAGGTCCGGCCGCAAAAGACGAATTCGCCGTTATGCAAAATCGACTAAGAAACACTAACGTGGCTCTTAGAGAAAATATTGATGCATTAAAACAAATGGCGGACAGTACCGATTTAGCACAAGCAGCTTTAGCTAAAATTCAAGAGGTACAAGCTAGAAGACAAGCCGGAGCTAATCTTATAGAAAAAATGGTAACTTCTAATCCGGAAGAATTAGCCAGATTAAATGCTTCAATAGGACGATTAAATAATAATATGAGAGGCGGATTAAATGTTGGTAGCACAGCAGAACAAAGAGGTGAAAGTTTACAGGCTTTTAATATGCTTGCTCCACTATTAGGAGATGGACAGCAACAAAATGAATTAAAAGCTAATGTGTTAGAAAGTATGCTTAAAGAAAGCGGTGTTGGTATAGATAGTACTTTTCAATCAGTTTTGGATAGTTTAAGAAATCCCGAAGGGGATCCTCAAATGGCAGAAGCTATTAGTGTTTATAGAGAAAGTTTGGCTAAACAAACACAAGCTAATGATATATTAGGTGAACTACAAAGGATGATGAGCGAGAATACCGCAGAAATAGCAGCAACAAAACTAGCAACAGCAATTAGTAGTGTTCCTTTAACTTTCGATCAACAAGTATTTAATGATATAAGAGACAATATACAAAAATTGGTCGAGATCGTAGGTAAAAGAGACGAAGAAGGAAAAGACCCTATTCCTGCTCAAAACAAACGCAAAGGAGGCGTAATATACGCATCAATGGGCAGAGCTATTGATTTTGCTCCAAAAGGAACTGATACTGTTCCTGCAATGTTGACTCCCGGAGAGTTTGTGGTTAATCGAGCAGCAACAAAAGCTAATCTTCCATTATTACAAAATATTAATAGTAAAAAATATAGTAATGGTGGAAAAGTAAGATACTACAATGAGGGAGGATATGTTTTAGCTGGAGGAGTAGCAACCGCCGGAACCGGAAAAGATGACGATGCGCCTAAATTACAAGAAGCCGTTAGCCAATCAACAGAAAAACAAAAAACAGCTAAAAATGCAGAACAGGCTACTAAATTAAAACTACCTATTTTAGAACAATATGGTGATAAAGACTTTAAAAAATTAGGAACAATTCAAACAGATAATTTTATTGCTGTTGGAAATAGAGGCAAGTCCGGCATTGGTGAATCTTTTGAAAGAATATATCTTGGAGAAAAAATTGGTACATTATATAATAATTATGGTTCAATCACTGGAACTAAAAAAGCTGAATTACCAAAATATCAAAAAAGTTTATTTTGGGGAATACAAGATATTGATAGTATTATCGGATCAGAAAAACAATTAACCAAATCTGACATATATAAAAATGGAAAAGATGGTGAGTTTACAGACCTGATCTTGGGCTATCAATCATTATATACTAAACTTATGGAAGGACCATCCGGAAATACCAAAATAGAAACATTTATTAAAGAGATCAATACGGAGCCATTGCCAAATATTTCTCCTAATTTTTCAAGAAAACCAAAAAGACGTACTCGTCGCGACGGAGACTATAAGGGATACTCCTATCTAAAGGTAGTTGAAGATCTTATACAAGACAATGAGAAATCCTATTGGGGTATATTTGATGAAATACCACGTATCCTTAAACAAGGAGGTGTTGGCTTTGAGGGAGTGTCGCCATTTACATTAGCGGATTCACCAGCAAAGTTTGCAGCGTATGTAAATACTCCTCCTCGAGTATTAGCTGGTAAAGATTTACAACAAGATAATTTAGACTCTCATAATAAAGTTGATTTAGTCAATAATACGATACAAGTTATACAAAAAACTCGACAGGCTCTTAAGGCTCTTAGTCTTTTTGATGATAAGATACTAGATCCTGGAGAAGGAGCCGGTGAGAAAGTTGATACTTCTACCGTAGAGTCCGATGCCTCTATTTATAACAAAGAAACACTAGCCTCATTAGATGCTTTGTATAAGAATAGAATATTTCATACGTCTATCGGCGATCCGGATTTTGTTAAGAAGCCAATAACATTATATAATATGGCAGAAGAAAAATGGAATACCATTCAATCAGATCCGAATTATCAGAAAGCAGTAGAAGATAACACAGCCATGTCCAATTGGAATGATACAATAAGTATTATCCCTATAGTCAATAATCAACCAAACACTGACAACAAACGTCAATTTCCATGGATTACAAATGATACAAAATTAGATGTGAGTAATTTAAAATTAGCACAAAAAGAATTTAACACAGAAGCTGGAGATGCTTTATTTAAGGTAACAGAAACACCCATTGGATCTGCTGGTGGTCGATTTTTTATTCCAGCAAAAACTATAACAGGTAACCTATTAAATACAACATCGCGAAACTATGGTAGCCCTTATGAATATACTTATATTCCACCAAAAGCTGGAGATCCAAAATTAAATCCATTATACAATACAGAGAAGCCGATACTGTATGCTGGAACAAGTCTTAATGAATATTTAGGTGCTAGATTACCATCATGGAATACTGATACAGGAGAGATGCCTCCAGTTAATGAAGAATTTGGATCTTTATCAAGCTTAAAATTGAATGGACAATATATAGGAGGTATCAGCAGTGTTGATCCAAGCGAATTTAGAGTAATTAAAGATTTACCAGAAGATATTAAACCATATATTATACCGTCTAGTGATGGCACGAATCCTATTTTAGAAAGTATGACTATTGATGCTACAGAATACCAAAAAGCAAGAGACGAAAGAATAAAAGCTAAAGAAATGGAGTTGACTAAAGAAAGAGCCTCAAAAGTCACAGGAGATAGATTCAAAAAATTATCAACAGCAGAAAGCGCATTTACAACAGCAACAAGAACAAAATTAGCACAAGAAATACAGAGAATTGCATCTACTACATTGAGCGCCTACGGAATCGGAGTTCCTAGTATAACAAAGATAGAAGACGTTGGAGGTGTTGCTGGATATTTAAATAATTATCTCAAAAAAATAGATAATAAATCTCCTCAATGGGCAGAAATTAACGCTTGGAGAGCACTATTTAGCGAATTATATCAACCAGGAGGTATAGGTAAAGATGCAGAAAGCAGAATACCGGCTACTGTGGCATATTTGAAAACTTTTGGTGTTGATGTTGAAAAGGGAACAGTTGATGCAGATGGAATTAAACAAATTATAGCAAGAGAAAAGGCTATAGCTATTAGTAAAAATGCCAGTGGAGAAATACCAGAAGATTCATTAAAAAGTTTAGATCTGGAAGCATCAAAAACAAAGCTGTATACTGTTGATAAAGATGGTAATAAAACAGAAATAAAATCTGATAATATAAAAAATCCTAAAACTATTCAGGATGTTGAACGTATAGGATTAGCTCCAGAAAATTTATTTGAAAATAGCGAAAAACGACAGAGCTATCTTAAGGTTTTATCCGATTATTTTACTAAAAATAATTTATCAGAATTTGCAGCAGCAGCAGAGGGTCTTAAACCATGGTACACGGCGCAAGACACTTTATTAAATGCTGGATTAAATAATGATATGTTACAAGGCAGTTTAGATGCTCTCAATGGTAATGCCCCCAAACCAAATACTACAGCTGGTGGTGATAGGAATTTAGAAGATCCTGTTACAACTATTGGGAATAAAGATAATTATATTCAGCATCATAAGTTATTAACCGCAGATAAATATGGCGAATTACCAGACACTAACAGAATGAAAGATTTAATAACAGTTAGAATACAAGAGTCTAAAACAGAAGAACAAAAACCAGAAAACCAACAAGCTCTTGCTCGTGGAGGTATAGTATACGCTAGCAATGGGAGCTTTATTAATTTTAGACCAAAAGGAACAGATACTGTTCCGGCCATGCTAACTCCTGGTGAATTTGTTATTAACAGAGCTTCGACTCAAAAATACAGACCAGTCCTTGAAGCTATTAATAATGGGAATTATAGCAGAGGAGGTATTGTAAACTATCTTAGCGGTGGTGGCTATTTGCCACTATACAGAGAAGGCGGAGGAGGAACACCGGCCGGATCCGGTTTCGATTTTACCTCTTTTATGAACAATATTATGGTATCTGTTTCTAGTAGTATAACAGAAGCTTTCAATAAAGCTGTTTCGGCACTAAAACAACCAAACAATAGCTCTGGTGGTGTATCTAACAGTGGCGGTGATATTTCTAGTATTGATAATTTTGTTAATAGATTAAATAATATCGCCAATATACTTAGTAATATTTATATACCTCCACAAATTACTATCACAGGAAAACACGATGTTGTTGTTACTATCAACGGAGACACAGTTTTGAATCAATTACGACCAGACATGGCAGGAATAGCCATATCTGCTATAAGATCCGCTTTCCAAGATCTAAAAGCTAAAAATCCAGAAAATAATACTATCAACTTTGATATAGATATTAACCCTAATGATATTGCATAGGCTAATATGAATAAAATTACTAAAATATTTAATAACATAGGATTTCTTTGTTCTGTTAGTAATAACACTTTTATTCAGCATAATGCTATTAATGGCTATAAAGCATTAGAACAAGATACTATTGGATATTTTATTCCATACTTAATTCGTAATATTAAAGATGGATACAAATGGGAAACCGGAGTTGGCGAAATACAGTATAGTGATGGTTTATTAGTAGTTAAAAGAATAGAGGTTACAAATTCATCAAATAATAACAAACCAGTTAATTTTATTGGTAATGAAAATGAGTTTTATCTTTTTGTAAATAATAATAATTTTAATAGTAGTTTTAATAATGTTATTGTTAAGAACGATCATTTTACTATCGATAATGTAACAAGCATTTATTTGGTAGATAACAATGATAAAAATATTGATTGTGTATTACCAGACCCTAAAAAAGCTAGAAATATTGTTATAGATATCAAAGCACTGTCTTCTGCTCACAACATAATAATTAGAGATTGTGATGGTTTAATTTTTGAGTCAACAAGCACATCAACCAGGCTGGTTTGCGATGGACAAGCATGGTACTCTCTTAATCAAAATGATCAATTAAATTTTGCTTCGTTATCAGATGACTCTTTTTCGTCGTTAAGTAATCCTGGTGGAGCAGCATATTCTTTTCAATATAATGATGGATCCAATGGCTTATTAGGCTCAGAATTGTATTGGAGTTCTGGAAATACTAATAAATTATTATTAGGATCAAGCTCAGAATCTTTGGCCCATACTGTTATACCAACATCCGGTTCAGCAAACACAATATTTAATCAAGATTTGCAACCGAGTGATTTTATAGTTTATGGCAGTGGACAACCGTATCGAAATCTTTTCTTTAGTTATGATGGTAGGGTTGGTATAAATATTCCATCAGGATCCAGACCACAAACTATTTTTCATGTTGTAAATTATAGTTGCAGTGAAATATTAAGACTGGAAAATAGAACAACTTGTCAACCAGCAAAATTAACAGTTTATCACAAACCATCATCACTTAGTAATGGTGGAGTATGTTCTATATTAAACTTAGCTGGAAGAGATGTTAATAATAATCAAAAAGATTATGCAACCATATATAGTATAGCATCTGACACTACCAACGGTAATGGTGGGTTGGTATTGACTGTTAGTTCTGGTTCGAGTCAACAGCCACTAGTGTCCGGAAGCTTAGATAGTATTAATCTTGGTTATAGTAACAATAAAAGAATAAATATTAATAATAATGGTAATATAAATATTTCTGGTGATAATATTGATATTAGATCATCTACTCTAAGTACTATTGGAACATCTAATACATATATAACGCTTAATAATACCAATAGAAGCATATCTTTAGACTATAATTCACTACTTTTGGGTACGGGATCCATCACCAGTAACGGCACTTTATCTGCTAATAATATTAGTTCTAATACCATAACACTACCCAATATAGCAACTAGTAGTTTGTTGACCATATCTAATAATAAGACTATTGTTCCGATTAATGGTATAACAGTTAATAGTGGAAATAATGGCTTAATCTTCAATAATATATCTGGCAATAAATTTTTAACCACAGACAGTACCAACAATCTTGTTGGATTATATGATTTAGATGATTATTTTCTAACAGAAAAAGATATAACCTGGAACAAATATACTCCAAAAATAGCTAGTGTGTGTTTAAAACAAGTTATTTTATCTGAGGATACTCCAATAGAAGAATTTAGTGTTGGAGATCAGGTAGAAATTATTACTAGTAATAGTTCTATATATAGGAATATAACATCCTTAGTAACCAACGAAGCTTTCATAACAGAAATAATTTTAGATCAAAATGTTTCTACCAATGAAATTAATAATATTACTATTGCTTCAGTAACAAAGGGTGGCTATTTAACAATTCAAAAATTTTCTTCTGAATCTTCATCGGATAGCACATCGAATATTCTTAGCGTAAGACCAAAAACGGAGACAGTCTTTAATACTGCTCAAAAAGATATTGATTTTACAGTTTATGGTGCTGATATTAGACCAGCACTAAAAGTACATGCTAGTGTAGGATCTATCACAACGGTTTCTGGAACATATTATAATTTTGCCACTAAAGACGATAATATAAAACCTATTGTAATAAATACTGTTGGTAGCGGTTTAACTAATAATTTTAGCACAGCTAATTATAACTATAGCTTAACTAATAATTTATTTAGTGGTATACTATCTTCTGTTGGTACTAATGGTAAGAGTAGTTATTATGGAACATATGATCAAAATGGTAATGTTGCAGAGTGGATAGAGTCCGATATTACGGATGGTATAGTAACATTAGAATATGCTGCTGGCGGATCCTACAGAACACCTGTTACTGGCAGCGTATCTCCGGATGCTGATTCTATCTATTTAAGAGGAATACAGCAATTTCCGATTATTTCCGGATACGATTACGTTGGTTTTAGAGTAGCTAGCATTAGTAATCTAGTTGATAATGCCAATATATCAAATAGTTCAAGTTTAAATTTAAGTTTTGTAAATATTATTAATGAGAATAATATAGCAGATACAAAGGATCTGTACTTACAATTTTCTAACAATACTTATCAAAATATTATTATTCCAAATCTTGGTGTTGTGGATAAAAATTATCGTATAGGCAGATACGAGGTTACTAATAAGCAATATGTTCAATTCTTAAATAGTGTAGCAACCACTGTTGGAGATCCTGTTACTACCGGATTATATAATCCAAATATGACAAATGCTCAAAATGGGGGTATACTAAGATCTACTAATGGTTTAGTATTTGAATATTCAATAAAACCAAATATGGAAGATAAACCTGTTAATTATGTTAATTATATTAATAGCTTGCAATTTATTAATTGGTTACATAATGACGCTCCGGAAGAAGTTAGTTCAAATGATGCAAATAGTATTATTAATGATGGTGCATATACAATACTATTAGCTGGTAGTACTTATTATATAACAGCTAATAATAATAGAAAGTATTTCTTACCCAGCTTTAACCAATGGCATAAAGCTGCGTATTTCGAATACCAGGAATCAATCTTTGTTAGTGGTTCACCAGCTATTACAATGGGTACTTTTGAGCCGTATGTTGTAGCAACAGAATTGTTATCTGAAAACAGTACCGATCCACCAAAACAAGTTTTAGCTAATTTAACTGTTAGTGGTTGGTTGGTGGTTGATAAGATTTTTGTAAGAGACGGCACCGTTAGATCCTCATTGAAAGATATTGGATTCGTACCAGATCTTACCGCCGACACTATAGAACAACAAGCGGCTGGCGTAATACCTCCGTTAAGCACAGATGTCGGAGGTATCAATAGCGATACATTCTGGAATAATAATACTTCATCGAGTTGGGGTGGTGGAGGTGGTATATATGGCGAAACTAATCCGCCTCCCATTGTTAATGCGGATGGAACAGAAAACGAAGCAGATTGTGAAGATGAAAATTTAATTGCTACAAATAATATTCCGCATTGGTGTCGAGACGATGGTAGACCCGGTTTATTCTAAGTGAGGAGTTTATATGTTATGGTATAATATTCTTAGTCCCAGAAACTGGTCTGGAGTAAGATTACAAACAGGAAATAAAAAAGTAGATGGAGTATATTATAATCTATTAAGTAGTAAAGATGTTAGTCTAGCTGCTAGTGGAACAATGTACTTAGTAGCAAATAGTGGAATTAGATTAATAAGTCCATCTTTTGTTGATGTTAGCGGACTAAGAAGTATAAATCTTAGTTCTGTAGAATATTCCAAAATAGATAATTTAGGTAATCCTTTGCCTTTCTATCCGGGTGTGACTGGCGGTATAGCTGTAAAAATTGACGATGATAATATTTTGGCAACAGATATCATAACATATGATAGTGGAAATAATATTTTAAAATTCCCATCCGCTAATCCTGGCGGTCCTTTATATGTTGTTCCGCCACATTATGAAGCCGGAGAAATAGTTGATTTGGCAAATCTTTCTTCATTTGATGGGCTTATACTAAAACCAGAAGAAACAGACGCTTCTGAACCGCCAGTCATAACACCAGCAACCATAACAGCAAATACTATTATTTATGCTAATTCTGGAATAAATCTTGGACCAAATAATAATTTGGATTCTTATAGAGGATTCATACTCACACATGCTGGCTCAGGAGAACCAGCCGAATGGAAACCGGCAGTTTATCTAAGAGAAAATTATAGTGTCGATGCACCACTAGAAGGATTAGAAAGAATAGGTATAAACTGGATTAGATATCCTAAAAGACCGGCTTTAATAAGAAATGGTCGGCTATATATTTATAAGACAAACAGATCATGGTCGCCGTATCCGGCGATAGGATCTGATACAGAAATTCTTGCGAATGAATTGGGTACCGGTTCAGACACTTTATGTGTTGAAACTGCTATAGGAGATATTATTGTAGGATATACCAAATTTGCTTTCGTAGCGAAAGCTTCTAGCCAAGAAAAGATCGAAGCAGAATTTAATTTTGAGGAAAGTTTAAAAACCGTAAGCATTATCGATCCAAATGGTCCTGCTAACGAAGGCGCGGTACCAGCCTATGAAATAGAGATAGCTCCCGAAGAACCAGAAGGAATAGGCTCAGGGGCGATAGGAGCAAATGTGCTACTATTTTCTGTTACAAAAGGCGGTTATTTTCCTATGCAATTGGAACCAAATGCTACAGATAATATAACATATACTAACAACCAAAATGAAGAAATAGATGCTATTGGTACAATAGAAACACAAGACGATGGAACTCTGTTAGAAACACCTATTACTATTCCATTAAGATTTAAACCTTCTACAATTAATAATCTTAGTATAAGACCAAGTATCCATACTGCTTTTAATATGCTAGGAGAGGATATAGATTTTGTTATTTATGGAAAAGAAAATACAAACTTTAATAACTATAATAGTATCTTTGATCTTAATGATAATTTTCTACCACAAGGACTAACACCTGTTTTCCGTGTGGACGCTAGTGTTCCTAATAGCGTTAGTGGATCACCGAGTGGCGTAATATATAGTAAGTTTATAGATAGAGCCAAAACACATCCGATAGGCTGGGGTTTTGATCGCGCCGGTAAGGTTTGTATAAAAACTAATGATCCGTATAAAATGGGATCAATACCAAGTGGTAATGGAGAATTGATAGCTTATGCCGATGTGACGATTAGTGGTCATACATATAGTAAAAGTATTATTACAGAGGATATATTTCTTAGACCAAAACCAGCTGTAGATAATAAAGGGAAATATATAAGAAATGCTTTATTAACAGTAAATTCGGAAGGTCAGATAGTATCAAGAACTCCAAGAGTTAATCCTATTATACCAGACGCTCCGTCCGGCGTGGCCGGAATAGCTAATGGTTATGGTGGAGTTGGAAATAATGAGCACTCTATTCGCTGGGACGCGCCAGTTAGTGATGGTAGATCAGCAATACTTAATTATCTAATACAACTATCTCATAATAATGGAGAAAACTGGATAGATGTACCTAACGAAACAATCGGTGTTCTTAGGGGTTTTAATACTCAAACATCGGCTACAATAACACAGGTTGCTGCCCCAGCTATTTTTAGAGTAGCTGCACAAAATGGAGTTGGTATTGGTCCTTATTCTGAGGCTACCGATATCACTTTTGTGAGCAACACGGGTCTTCCTCAGAGTCCAACAAATTTTACTGTTACTAGAAAAATAGATACTCTTACAATATCTGATGTTGATCTATCTTGGACACCGACTAATTCATGGGGATCATATGGTGCTAGTGGATATCTAATAGAAGAATCAACAGATGGTGGATCTAGTTGGTTTAATATAGCGTTTATTCCGTACAATGAAGATAGCTCTCATAATGAAACAGGCCTGGATGGTATTACAAATTATCTGTATAGAATTAGCGCTATTAACACTAATAATGGTAAAAGTGCGTATAATTATGTATATACTACAGGTGTTTTATTAGAAGATCCAGACTTAGAAGAAGAAGAGAATAAGAAAAATGATGAATTGACTAATTTTGATTTTGGTGTTATATTATTTACTGGAATATGTGCTGTTTAGAGGAGAATTTAAATGAAATTATTACTGAAAAGAGATATAGAAGAATCAGGATTCCCGGCCGCAGATCAGGTTGATGTCGGAGAATTGGTTATTAATAGCACTACTGGTAGATTATACACAAAGTTAACAGATGGTAGTATTGTGGAGTTTATAAGTCAAAAAATTTGTTTTGAACCAATACCAGAAATTTTATTTTTTTATGAAAATACAGCAGTGGTTCCACCCAACTATCTTATAAACAACTTCTGTTGTGCGGGTGGATTATTTACAATAACAGTGGACAAACTTAAACCAGCACCATTTGATTATAATTTTGTCTTAACAGAATTAACTCAAAATACATTACCTCAAAATATCTCTTTATCATCTCCAAGTTTTGTAACATACACAGAAACCGAAAATGGAGAAGAACGAACATATAGAAGAGCTACAATACCAGCTACTATTTCTATAACTGATACTAATTATAATAGCATAAGTTTATTTCAATTCGCAGTATATGATAATTTAAGTAATAAAATTATACGCGGTGGCGAAAAGATATTAACAATCAAGTGCCTCGAAGGTAATATATGAGTAATGATATTAAAAAAATCAATGTTAGTTTGGAAGAGGGAGATAAAGGATTTTTATTAACATTTCCTCCACCTCCAGAAACATCCGTACCCATATTAGATAGATATATAGTTAGTTTTGATGTTGCCGCACGATTGCCTCTTCATCCCCCGGCTGAAATAATATTCACACCAGACTCGAATAATAATCCAGCTCAAGAATCTTATCTAAAATCATCTATTAAAGATAGTATTCAAATAGGAATTAGTATTAAATCTATCCATAAAGCAGAAACTCAGAGTTTGATTAGATTAAATGTTAAAGATATATATAACAATATATTATATACTGATTATATCTTAGTTATTTGTTCACCAAATAAAGTAGTAAAATTAAATGGATCTATATTATCTAGCTTAGAAAAAAGAGGACCAAATAATGGAAGAGTTTTAAGAATTCGCACCGATGAGTCTGTGGATGCCGTAAGTTTGTTATTAACCAGAATGTCTGTTACTGGACCAGGCATACCAGCAGATCAACAAGTTAGTATCTATGGTTTTATAGATGGCAACAGAGCAGAAATGGAGCTTTTTCCTTTTGATTTTGTTCTCAGTTCTAATCTTTCCTACGATTCCGCAGCAGGACAGTATACGTTTACTCAAATAGTAAGTTGTCCTACACCAGCTGATCTTGCCGAGATAGAATTCAATAACAGGTTTTTGGTTCTCGATAAGGACAACAATTGGACCTTCTCCTTTAGAGATAGAGTTGTTGCTCAATTTATTAAATATAGTGGTATAAATGACGACAATATTTCTATATTGCTCAATATTAAAAATTTTGATGCACTAGTTGGCGAAAACTCTCCTGTTCCGATTCCTGGATTAGTAGATATTTATGGAGCAAATAGAGTTGTAAATGACTCTATATGTTTGTCAACTATATAAATAATGATTTGGTGTATATTTATATGAAACACTTAAATTTAGAGAATAAATAATGATTATTGATAAAAAATTTTCTATAGTCATATATGCGGGTTCTAAACCATTGAATCTAATGGAAAAAGATACCGAAATTGCTAACAATCCGATTAAATCCAACGAGTGGGATCAGATTATGCAGGCTATAGACAGTATTCATGGGGCGCAACAGAACGACGAATCTATTCCTATTTTTTGGACAACAAGATATCCTTTAAATGATAAATTTGGAAATATATTATATAGATATGCTCCAAATCCAGCCAGCACACTTAAAAAACTCGAATCCAAATCAGCATATTATATAGTTCTTAGAGATTCATCTTTAGCTCCTCTTAAAATACCTTCTCATGGTACATTGGTTCTAGGTTTTGGAGACGCAGAAGATCTACCTAGTGTTGATCCACCTATAGCAGATAAGGTTCTTAAAGATTCGTTTCAATATAATTTTAGGCCACAAATTGTTAATTTAAGACCATACGAAACATATTCTTACGAATGGAAAGTTGTTGCTAGTAATTGGCCAGTTGTAGCAACTCCATCTTCTGGAGAACTTAAACCAGCCACATCTACCGGATTTATCAATGCGTCTATATCATTTTGCCCAACTACCGGAGTATGTTCAGATAATACGCTTTCTTTCGTGCTGCCAGAAGAAGGAACAATAGAAAAATTAGAGGATCCTTATGCAACACTACAACTATCTGTTAGATCCAAATCTTTCGAAGGTGCAGAATCTTTGAGTGATCAATTCACCGTAAGATGTGATGATTGTTTACCAAAACCAAGATTAGTGCTTGAAGGTATTGGAGAGCCTTATATAGAAGAGCAAGACAGCGACAATGCTCCAATACCCTCGTATTCTTTTAATCTTTCATTTACTAATTTAGAATTAGGTCAAACATATAGTTATGTTATTAATACCATAAAAAATGAGTGGCCTTTCTATTTTGCGACTCCGACCTCCGGAACTTTTACTGTAACATCTACTAAAATTGAAGATAATACAATTAAAAATACTATGTATTTTTGCCCGACTACAGGATTATGTCCACCAAACAATACTAGTATCCCAGCTTACAATATTCCAACATATCCAAAGTTTTTATCAGATGAACCAATATTTACTACTTATAATATAATTTTACAAGCCTCATTAATTAATTATGATTATGTTAGTGATCCGTTCGAAATCTCATACAAGAGAGTATAATTCCGTAAACACTTATAAGAAATATTAACATGATAAACCATTCAATATATTCAACAGAGCCATCAGCACAAACACCGGCTCCTCCAGCTTCTTATAATGTTCCAACAAAATTTACTATTAATAAGCTTATAAAAACAATAATATACGAATACGAAATAGAATTAGACGGCAATCCTGGTAACTGGCCTGTGGTTGTTGTTCCTAGAAGCGGAGAATTTATAGCAACATCCAGAACAAAAGAAATAGATGCATTGGTAATTTTTTGTCCAAATACTGGGGTTTGTGATTCTGGCAATCCGGATGTTTTACCATTTAATCTAGATTATAGTTGTGGACTACAAAATAATTTATTGTTTACTAATCTTAGAGTTAAGGTTAATGAAAAAAATAGTAATGAATATATATATAGCAATACCAGACATATAGAATGTACAGATTGTTTGAAACCTATCGATATGTCTTTGCTAGGTGTTAATCTAAAGAATAATGAAAATAATAATTCTTTAATGTTAACAGAAGCTACTGAGAATGTTATTAAGTTACAAACAAAATTTTTAAATGTTATGCCAGGACAGCAATACTCATGGTCTTTTAGTAGAGTTACTTCTAATTGGCCAGTTACGGTGACTCCGGCGTCCGGAACTTTTACAGCTTCTAATCACGAGTATGTTGCGGATAGTGTTTTAACTTTTTGTAGAGATTCTTCATGCTCTGGTATTAATGGATATATGACATATAATACTAGCAATTTTTCAAATGACTATAAGTTTATTACCTTAAATGTTACAATAAATAATAATGATCGTTGTCATTTTAATAACAACACTAAAACATTATCAGTATATTGTAATGATTGCATACCAACACCAAAAGTCTCATTCGGATCAGAAAATATTCTAACAACAAAACCTTGCACAGACATTAGTGTGTCGCTTTCTGGACTAGAGTCATACAAAACATACTTGTATAATTTTAGCACATACCGAGCAAATTGGCCAACATTGATTAGCCCAATATCTGGTTCATTTGCTACTTCTTATAACCATGATACGTCATTACCGTTTAAGCTATCTTTTTGTGGTTCAGAAGCTATTTGTTCTGGAGATGCTAATTTATTGAGCTATAATATAGATTATAATAAACTATATACTAATACAGAATGTGATAAATTTGCTTATATTAAATTCAATCTCAGTACCCAAAACGAGCCCGGAACAAATCTGCTAGTCAATAATTTACTCAAAATACACTGTGATGATTGTATTAATACAAGCACTAATAATTTACCAACAATCTCTAAGAATTAACCTGGAATTTTATTATGAAAAATCATAAATTTATTACATCACTAAAAAATCTATTACCACTAACCACCTATTCTTACAGTATCGAATCTGTTAACGGAAATTGGCCAGTAGTAGCATCTCCTGCAAGCGGATCATTTTATACTTTAAAAGATTCTTACGACATAGAAACAACATTACGTTTTTGTGCATCTTCTGGAACATGTTCTGGAATAACAAAATTAGCATATAGTCCAACTACGTGTTCCTCTGGAATTATTCCATTTGTAGATGCTAGAATAGTTTTAAATCTACCATACTCTAATATAAAATTATATGGAGATGTTGAACATGTGGAATGTCTAGAATGTTTGATAGAGCCTTCAATAGAAACAGTAGATAATATAGAACTAAATAATGATACTGGTAATGTTGTTAACTTAGATATATCATTTAATAATTTAAATAATAATTCAACATATAATTATACTATAGAATTATTAGAAGGTAATACATTACTAGGATCAAATAATTTATCCGGAACAATTATTACAACAAACAACTATATAGATACAATACAATCTAGAATAGCTCTGTGTGAAACAACAGGAGAATGCGCAGCGTACACAACAACATTAGGATCCATATTTTCATGCGATACCAATCCTTATGCTAAATTAAGAGTAAAACTAGAATCAGATTGTTTAGATAATCCTATATATAGTAATCCTACTACTATAAATTGTGATTATTGTTGGCCAAGGATTATTTTTGAAACAGAAAATAATGTAACTCTTACTAATTCTAATGAATATGATATTGGTATAAATTTAATAAATCTTAAACCATATTCTACTTATCAATATAGTATAGAAAATATACAATCGAATAGTATTATTGGTTTTGACAGTATTTCTGGTTCGTTCACAACAAACGAAACTGTTGATACATCTATTATTCCTAAATTAGTCTTTTGTGATATAAGTGGATATTATAATAATTATACTATAATAAATAATCATAACATTTGTGATATTAATAAATATGTTAAATTTAATGTGATAATAAACTCTGATTGTTTAGAAAATCCGATTTCTAGTCAGTCGATTACTATTGTTTGCGAAGACTGCTTACCAAATAGACATTCTGTTGTTTTAGATACTGTGAATATATACCAAGCTGATTCAGCTATTGATTTAACAGGGAATCTTTCAAACTTATTATCGGAGCATACTTATTCGTATCAGTTCGAATCAAAGGGAGGCAATTGGCCTATTAAAATATATCCGGTCTCGGGATCTTTTGTTGCAAAAACACAAACAAAAGAAATTTTATCTCAGGCATGGTTTTGTTGTCCATCAGGATCTTGTGGATCAACGCCGTTTACTAAAACATATGATTCTTTAAGATATAAGACCAATTACTTAACACAAGATATAAGATTGAAAGTAACAGACACATGTGCTAATCATTTAGTATATGATGATAGAACAATTTTTATTCAATTAGCTGATTTGGAAATTACTCCAGTAAATGATACATATAATGTTATCTTAGATAGCCAAACAAAAGGATGCTATGATTTCTCAATGAAAGTTAATAACTGCATAAATACACACTCTTATACGTATCAATATCATGCTATTGATGGAAATTGGCCAGTTATTTTGAGCAATGTGTCTGGTTCTTTTACAAATCAACCGTTAATTCATAATATTAAAACACAATTAACATTCTGTCCTTCAACGGGCGTGTGCAATAATCAATCCAATGTTCTAACGCCTCCTAGTGTATTAAGTTATAATTCTTTACTAAATAGTACCTGTAATAATAGTAAATTTATTAGTTTGCAATTATCTGTTACTAGCAATTGCTATCCTAATCAGAAAGCATTTTTCAGTGAGCCCATTACGGTGTATTGTGAAGATTGCATACCTCTACCTTCTATCACGTTAGATATTGAAAAATAAGGAATTAAAATGTATCATCATAATTTAAAAACTAATATTGCTGGCATATTACCAAATCAATTATATAATTTTGTTGTAGAGGGAGTCAATAGTAATTGGCCCGTTAAAGCTTTTCCAGCAAGTGGATCGATTTCTTCTTTAACCAATACAGCAATTATAAATACGGATATTTATTTTTGCGAAGATCTTAACTGTTCAAATTATATTGTTTATAATTCTGGCACTTATCAAGTTGGTTATGATCCATTTGCAGATATTAGGCTTCGTATAACATCTGATGTTCTTAATGCCCCAATATATACAAATGTTACTAAAGTAATCTGTTCTGGATGTGCAGCTATCCCAACGATATCTCCACAATTAAGCTGGTTTGAACTTAAAGGCACCAACGAATCAACAATCAATGTAGATATTTCTGGATTAAAACCATATACAACTTATTCGTATAGATTTTTAGATATTGGATCTAATTATCCTATAGATTTACAATTAGTATCCGGTACTTTTACCACATCAAACAACAAATCATACTCACTAAGAACAGACTTCGCATTTTGCGGATATGAAGATTGTGATAATGTGGTAATAGGATCCGGATATTCCAATAAAATTGGACAAGAGCAATGTGATAAATATTACACTAATCTTCAAATGTCTTTAGATAGTTCATATTTTATTGAACCTATCATAGGACCTAAGATAACTGTTGAATGCGACAATTGTTTACCAAAACCTGTAATAACTTTACCAGACAGCATAGATCTAGACTCTGTTACTTTGAATAACTTTAATTTGATTACAAATATTACTGGTTTAAAACCAAACAGTCGTTATGATTATAGTTTTCAACACATGGGAGGCAATCATTCTGTAATACTGGACAATGTGTCAGGATACTTTAACACAGACTCTGCCGGAACCGATATTGATCTTATTACACCTATGATTATGTGTGAAAGCTCAGGACTGTGTGGATCAACCAATGTGTTAGGAACTATTCAAAATGGAGATTGTGATAAAAACAAAAATGTAAAACTAAGACTTAAATTAGATTCTGATTGTTTAGACTATAGCATATATAGTAGTATAATAACAGTAAATTGTGATAATTGTTTACCCATACCAAATTTGGTTGTTCCAACATCCAAGATTTCTTTGCTCGGAGTTGGAGATGAACCAAATATTTATAACTCTAGCATTAATATTAATAATTTAAAACCATATTCCACATATTCTTTTGAAATAGTTGATTTCAAAAGTAATCACTTAATAGGATTCGAACAATTATCTGGCTCTTTTACTACTAATAACGAAACAACCCATACTCTAAATAATTCGATTATTTTCTGTGAAAGTAGTGGCTATTGCAATAATTATCAAACTACTGGCACAATAAATAGTGATAGATTTGCAAATATTCTTAATACATCATTTAGAGTAAAATTAAACTCAACATGTTTACCAGCTCCTGTATATAGTGATCCTGTTCTTATCGATTGCGAATATTGTTTGCCATATATAGATATTGATATTCCATCAGAAGTTACTTTAACACAAGCTAGTGGTAATATATACTCATTAAATATACCAATTAGTCCACTCAAACCATATTCTGATTATGAATATTCTATTAAAAATATAACAACAAATCATATGATAGGTTTTGAATCATTATCAGGATCTTTTAATACAGAAAATAGTGAGGCTTTTAACCTTACCAACAAGGTGGTGTTTTGCGAAAGTAGCGGCTACTGCAATAGTTATGTAAAAACCGGATCAATGAATAGTGATTCATGTAATAATAAATTAAACGCATCTTTTAAGATAGAATTAAACAATGATAATCTTTATTCGCCAGTATTAAGTAGATTAATTAAAATTAATTGTGATAACTGTATTCCTCAAATCAATATACAAACACCAAGTAAAGCCACATTAACTTCTACGAATATTTATCCTATGAATATAGTTTTAACAAACCTAAAACCATATTCGGAATACTCTTACTCTTTTGAAAACATTAAGAGTAATCACCTTGTGGGATTAAAAGAGTTGAGTGGCGTTATTAAAACTAAAACTAATACTACCGCAAATATTAGTAATTCGTTAGTATTTTGTGAAAGCAGTGGTTATTGTAATACCTATTATACTAGTGGATCGATTAATAGTAATGCTTGTAATAATTTACTATCTACAAGTTTGCAAGTTAAATTAAATAGCTCTTGTTTATCTAGTCCGGTTATTAGCGATATTGTGGAGGTTGATTGTAACAACTGTATTCCAATACTTGGTGCTTCGTTACCATCAACTACTGTTAATTTAACATCAACTAATCTAGTATCCATCACAGGCACAGTTTCAGGATTAAGGCCACTTCAATCTTATGATTATTATTTTACTGGAGATAATAATTGGCCAATCTTATTAGATAATATTTCTGGTTCTTTTGTTGCAAAAACATCAACAGAGAGCATAGTATCTAAAGTATTATTCTGCTATCCATCGGGCAATTGCTCTAATGAAAATGGTCTTCTACCATACTCACTCAGCTCTGCTGCTCAAAAAATCTTGAATAATAATGTTTTATTTGGTAAATTAAAATTGAATGTAAAATCTTCATCTTGCAATAGCACAGTATATTCTAGTAATGTTAGTACCATTAATTGCAAAGACTGTTTACCTTGTGTAAGATATGCTGATGTACAAATTAGTGGATCTCCGGTTATAGCTCTTGATAATAGTTGCTGTATTGGTCAAAAATTACTTAGTGTTAATGTTACAAATGCTGTACCATCCGAGAGATATATATATTCCTTTAGTTCAACATCAGGAGTTGGTGTTAATCTATTACAGTTTAATCCTCAAACTGGCGAAATGTATTTTGGTAGCGGCGGAGCCGGAACAATTAATAGTATATGTGCAATAGACCTAATTGATTATACTCAAACATTAATTAATTTTGAATTGACACACACTAATACCAACTTTAAAGTTTATGATAGTATAGGATTAGTATGCAACACAGGATCATGTTAATACATTTTTTGGTAAAGGATAAAATATAAATATATGAGCAATCCAGTATACACAACAGATATTATTAAAGCGCAATTACAAAACTTAATAGTTTGTCACAACTACAAAGTGTCTTATACTTTGCATTATACAAATAAAAATTTTGAAGCATATCTTGATAAAAATACTTTAGAGTTTAGAGCAAATAATACTATTCAGAATGTTTTTGTGGTACTAACCAAAGATATTAGAATTAATGGAGTTTTATTAGAAATTAAAGCTGTGGATTTAGATAATGAATCTACTCTTGTTCATAGTAGTTTTGTGGTTTGTGATAATTTTGATAGTTGCGAACCAGCATATCCTAGTCCGACTCCAACACCATCCGTAACAGCTACTCCTACTGTTACTCCTACTGTTACTCCAAGCTTTACTCCAACTGTTACAACAACGCCGACTGTTACTCCTAGTAATACTGTTACTCCTAGCATAACCCCCAGTAATACTGTTACACCTAGTGTAACACCTAGTAATACTGCTACTCCTAGCGTAACTCCTAGCATAACACCAACAACTACTGTTACACCAACAAATACTCCGACACAAACAACCACACCAACAAATACTCCGACACAAACAACCACACCCACAAATACTCCGACACAAACAACCACACCCACAAATACTCCGACACAAACAACCACACCCACAAATACTCCAACACAAACAAGAACTTCTGCGGCTACTCCGACACCGACAAGAACTTCTGCGGCTACTCCGACACCGACAACCACCCCAACAATCACTCCGACACCCACAAGTATTGCTCCTGGTACATTTTCTATCACGCATGATTCAACTTCACCAATTCAAATAGAAATATTGAGCAATAGTGTTGGAACTATAGATTTTGGAGATAATGATCAACGGGTATTTTCTTCAAATACAGTAGTAACTAAAAATTATTCTTATAACGAAGCCAGAATAGCTAGTGCTCATGCTCAAATTGGTGGCTTTAGTACATTCGTGATTAAGGATTCTGAAAATTATTCGGATGCATGTATGAGTAGTGATGGATCTAATATTTTTGTGTCATGCAGAAAACGTAGCAATCTTGTTACTTACGAAGGAATAGGCGTCATCAATGGAGGACTTTTTAAGAATGGATCTTTAGCTTCTAGTCTACCGGTTTCTAATCCAGATGTTTCCTCAGTAACTTGTTCTAATGATGGTATAATAGTCCTTGTTTCCATTTTTAATGGAGGAATTTATTATAGTAATAATAATGGTATTTCTTTTAGTTTGGTTGATGCTACTAATAGAAATTGGAGAAAGGTGCGCTTATCTAACGATGGATCCTTTGCTGTTGGAATAGTCGAAAATGGAAATATATACGTTAGTCAAAATGGAAATTATAGTAGTTGGACACCAAAAGAATCAAGTAGATTCTGGACAGACATAGCCATAGCTTCGCAGACAAATAAAATAGTTGCAGTTGGAGATAATACTAATATATATATATCGACTGATTCAGGATCGACTTGGACCACAACAGAATCAATTAGGGATTGGAAGAGTATAGCTATCTCTGATGATGGATTACGAATAGTAGCTTGTGATTCTAATCTAGTATATTTAAGTAATGATGGAGGTGTAAGTTGGACAAATCCCTATTTAAGGGATAATAACAACTACAACTCAGTATCTATTTCTAGTGATGGTAGCACCATAACCTGTTCTACAGGGCATGGTGTTTTTGTTAGCTATGATGGTGGAATTAGTTGGTCTAATAAACCACTAACAAACTGGATTCAAAAAAACAGTTATCAACAATCCTCGGGGTTTGTTAAAAGTTTGATATCTAAGAATAAAAATAAGTTATTAGTTTTACTACAATCTAGTCCACTTATACAACAGATTCCACAAGGATTTGATCATAATTATCAAAGCTTCATGAATATATATACAAAAAATTATATTGTATTTGATATTAAACTAAGGACCATAAACATACTTGCAAACAACAATTTAAGTTTAAGATTTAAAACTACTCAGAACGGATTTACAACTATTAATCAGCCCAACAATTCATATCAGCTTGCTGTTATATCTGATAGTAAAAATGCTGAAATAAATTCTGGAATTATAAAAGTAAATAATTGGGGAGCTATTACGGGTTTAGCACATATGTTTGCTAATTTAGTCTCTACTGAGGATTCACTACCAGTCGGATGCAGAGGTCTTTCGGATTCTCCAATTCCACCTAATTTAGGATCTATAAATGGTTTATTCGATGGTTGCATCTCTCTTAATAAAGATTTTACCGGTTGGAATATAAGTTCTATAACAAATGCCACACTGGATAAAATATTAAGAGGCACAAAGTTAAGTAATACTAATTATAATAAATTATTAAATTACTTTAATAGTAATAAGAATGCTTTCTTAAATAATATTAATATAAATTTTGGTAATGCTAGATCAGATACTAATAGCGGCGGTATAAATGGAAATAGTGCAAAAATAGCTTTGGTATCTTACGGATGGAGAATAACAGATGGAGACGGTACTTTTGTCTTATAAGGAAAATATATGATACTAATATTTAACTATGAAAATAATTTAATTAAATTTATTCCAAATAAAAATATAGATCTAGTACAATATGCAAAAGAAAATTTATTAAGTGGTACTAAATATAAAATTTTTGATGATAATAGTATAAATTTAAATATAGATGAATTAAAACTACTATTTGAAGATGCGAACATAGTACCATAGTTACTATTTAGGATTTTAAAGTACAGATATGATTTATAATCAATTAAATTTACAGGATAACAATTTTACTAATCAAAGTATTGGTAGTAATCCAAAAATAATTATTGAATATAATGGAATAGATATTCATACCATAACCGGACCAGTTCCTGTTGTAGATATTGGATATAGTTTTAATAATAATGGTAATGATCTGCCTGAGAGCGTAACCACAAGCATTAATCTTGTGGGCAAAATTTTAAGACGTCCAGACAATGGTAATTTACCAGGAGTAAATTTAAATGCTGCTATGCCAGGATTTAGTGGAATAATAGCTGGCGTTAGCGGATTAAGAAATCTTTTTACACAAGAACCTTACGGAGTTCTTAAATTTAAGTGTGATGGTACGGTATTGCACGAAGTAAGTGGACTAAGGGTGCGAGATATACAAATTAGTAACACAGAAGATAATTGGGTACAAACAGCAGATTATACTATTAATTTAGAAGGATCTCAAAGATTATGGTCAGGAGATCCAGTAGAAGCATTTGTTACAGAAAGACAGGACAGTTGGAGCATAGAGCCGCTGGACGATGCTGTATTTACAGATTTTAATAGAAACGTACTTGGTAAATATGAATATAGTAATCCAAAAATCAATAGATCGTCATCATCAAATACTCCGCCTACCGAAACTAATGTTCTAAAAATTTTAAATATTCCACAATTCAGAATAACTCGTAGATTATCAGCTAAAGGATCGGTTAGACCAAACGATCCGAGCGGAAAAATATCCAGATCAGAATTATATAATGAAAATACAAAACCTTATGTTTTTGCTAAAGCATGGGTTGAATATATGTCCAAAAAAGGATTTCAAACATCCGATACGACCAATAATAGCTCTCCGTATTTTAAATCACCATTTGATCAAAATTTATTTGCTTTTAATCATAATAGAACTGTTAATATTGATATTTTTAATGGAACATACGAAGTTAATGATACTTGGCTAGCTATGCCTAGTGGGGTACCGTACACAGAAACGTATACGCTAGAAACATCAACAGGAGAAGATTATATCAGAACAGTAAGAGTTGCTGGCAATATTGCTGGTTTATCAATATCTAATCAAGGATTAATGACGGATAGCGGAGTATTGCCGAGTGGAACAGGCAATGGTGGAGACATTGATTCACAACTAAAATTAAATACATATATGGTAAATGGACAGACTAATTCTCAAACTTATAATACTTTAGATATGACAACACCTAGCACAACAATATTTCCACCCTCTCAATCTATTGCTAATAATAAATATCAGAATGCTCTTAATGCCTGGCTAAACCATATTAAACCAATGTTATATAGAAGAGCTTGTTTAGCAGTAAATAGCGAAGATAGAACATTAAATTATACGCCTGCATATACTACTACGCCACCAACAGTTCCTAATAATCCTATATATAGTAGGGAAACATTGTTGAGTACCATACCAATTGGTACTAGTGAAGGTCATGATCCACGAAAAGGAACCATCAACTATAGTTATGAATATACAACCAGATTAACTATTATAAGCGGTGTTATTAGTGAAAATATTAGTATTAGTTATGACAATCCTGTTGATAATACTAGTGAACTACAAATTATTGGTCGAGCATTAGGTCCCATAATACAAAGAACAGGCAGATCAACACCTAAAAAAACCATAAGCGTTGAAATCGGTATTCCGCCGGTAACATCAGTACTCCAATCGTCATTAAATCACCCATCATGTCCATTGCATAAAAATGGATATTTATTTAGCACAATTGAGCAGCTTATAGAGGCTCATAGACCATATTCTCCTAGTTCTTTTTTAAACGAACCCTCAATGTCAATAAATGGTGTAGTATACACATCTAGTGATAGCGAACAATGGAGTCCCACAACAGGAAAATATTCTCGTAATGTTAGTTGGACATATCAGCAAGCTAATATAGGTGTTGATTTTAGGGATCATTAATTATGAAAATTGTAGGACAAACATTATTTTTAGGAGCTAGTGTTAGTAGTTTTAGTAGCAATATTGGATGGGGTGGAACTAGTAGTTCTATTACCGTAGAATTAGTAGAAGATTTTCAACCTTTTGGAAAATTTCCTTTTAGAAAATTTAATCAAAATAAAACTGCTGATTATGGTGAATTGATTGTGGATGGAACTAATACTTTGCCGAGGGGCCATGCCGCCACTCCCGGACGATCAATAGGAGACGATGCTTATACCGTTCCTCATTATATTCCAAGCTCCTATCCTAATGATCATTATTATACTTGTGGTGGAACGGATAGTTGTTATGTGGACGAACTAGGAAGACCATATAGTAGTAGTCCAACAAAAAAAGAAAAGAATGTTCCCGGTAAAATATTTTATGAATGGGTCAATGGTAAATTTGTTTCTAAGTATTGGTATGCAGAAGATCCTGGTTTTTTTGCTACTGGAACACGAATTAATCATAATGGCATATACGTCCCTTCTTTGGGTCGCGGTGGATCAAGCTCCGATTTATTTATTTATGATATAATAAACACACCAGTTTATTTTAAGTTCGATAATTTTGAATTTATAGGATTAGTAAAAAATTGGGAAAGAAACAATAGGCCTGGTGGCATATCGTATACTGTTACTATAGAAAGTTTTGATGAGATATTAGATAATTGTCATGTTATTTTACAATCTTTTAATGGAGCTATTTTTAATGTTAACTCCTCTGTTCTTCAAAGCATATTAGATGGTCTTGGAGATGCTGGAATAGCATCTACAACCAATCTACAACCAAACCAAATAGGAGGACCAGTTAATTTTCCATTAGCTAACACTGCGCCTGGTACTATTCCAAGATTTGATGAAAAAATAAAAAGAGGAAATTTACCGAATGTATTTAATGTATATGGATTTTTGGAAAGTATGGGTAATAGTGGTTTCGGAGGATCCAAATTAAATAGCGAGGGTTTAAAAGCAAGTGATATTATAGACGCATTACAAGCATTAACATCAAGTATTAATTTCAATAGTAGAACAACAGTATCTGATAAAGCATTTTCACCATTTGGTAGAATTATTACAAAAACAATATCTAATGCAAGAACCGGATCTGTGGTGAATAGTCTTGGATCTTTTGGTATTATTGGGCCAACAATACCACAAAGAACACAAGCGGACCCATCAACAGGCTATAATAGCTTTAGACTAGATTTGAGTAGTTTGCCAAGACCTCCGGATTTGTATAGAATTCAGGGAAATCCCAGCTTAAGCATACTATCTTTGATTAGACAAATAACAGACGATACTGGAGTAGATTTTTTATCAATAGTTGTTCCTGTACAAAATGGTACTTATACAGACTTTATCATAAAAATTCTAACCGTTGATCGAAGAAACTATAATCCTCTTTATCAAATACCAAATGTTATTTTAACTTTGGAGCAAAATAACTACGAGATAGAAAATAGTAGTTTTGGTCAAGAAAAAAATAATAATTTTACTCGTAAATTAATTTTTGGAGGAAATCAACAAAGACTATACCAAGTCAAAAATTATAGATTATCTTATCATCAAAATAATTTAGTATATAATCCTATTACTAAACAATTTATGAATTTAAATTCTAATAATCCAAAAAATAGAATTAATAAAATTCGTAATCCTGATTTATCTTCTACTAGAAATAGAATAGTATCAGACTTTGTTCATCCGGTAGAAAGCCCGATCTTTTTAAGAGATGATAACGATGCAAGTACCAGATTTACTTCTCCGATACCTGAGTGGTCAGACATAGAGCTAGGAAGAGCAGAGAATATAGTACGAGGTAACTATAAACCAACAATTATCGACCCACAACCAACCGCTCCCGTTACTGTACAAACCAGATTTGTGTCCTTATCAAATGATGTAATTAGTCCATATTTTGGTTTAAAATCAGAAACTAGAGCGCCTATAGGAGATAATACTAACGAATTTAGATCGCCAAGACCAGTATTATTTGATACATGGACTCACCAGATTACTGTATTATTTAGTTTAGATGAATTACCAATTTTATCAGTTGGCGAACCACTAAGCATATACAACCCTAATCTTTTTCCTCAACAATCAGGAGCAAATCAAACAGGAGGGGGTGTCCAAGGAGCATCTTCAGAGATCACAGCTGGTGGTACCCCACCAGTACCTCCCGCAACAAATTTTGGAGGTCCAGCATCTAGTGGTATTAATCCAACAAGAACCTTAAATTATACTTTTCCTGGTTTTACTATTAAAGAATCAGAATTTAGATGTCCAAATTTTGATAGTTATTTGACATATTGTTTAGGTAAATCAAAGTATAGTAAGCCTGATTTGTTTGTAATGTTAGTTAATGCCTATAAAGCTAAAGGTCTTTTTACAACAGCTCCATCACCTATGCCTTCTGTTGATACTGGAGGAGGCATTAGTGGCATCGATGGAAAACTAACCTCAAATAGTAGCACTTCTCAAAATGGTGTTCCGTCAAGTCCAGTGCCGGGATTAAGAACAAAAATGGATATGAATTGGGATATATGGCTAAATCATAATTTTATTAAAGATTTACAAATAATATTTGCTTTTATTAAGAATATCAGTGATACATATTATGGTAAAAAATATGCTATTAAATCTCCTGCTTTGTATTCCTATAAGGATACTCAATATGCTAATATCCAATTACCGTCTACGGTTGGAAATATTTCTGTGTTTCAAGGAAGCAATCAAATCTTTTATGACTATGAAATTGTTGACGGAGCATGGGAGGAGTATGGAAACTATATAGACGACAGTATTGTTTGTGGAGATCCCAACTGGCATGTGTTGAGAAACGAAGACGGTTTGATTCCAACAATCCTAGGCTATAATAATAGCTCTAATATTGATGATCTTACCAGATATTGGTGTTCTCTAGATGCTGCTGCAAAAAGAGATCTTATATCTCAAGCTGGTTTTACAATAACGAATAACGCTAATAAGCCAGAAGAATTAAGGAGACTGATCAGAGACAACATAGCTTGCTCTGATCCGACTAAAATATATATTCCTTCATTGGATATATCTAGCATAGAACCAGGATCATATGTTAATATCCAAAAAAATATACTAAATACGGATAGTTTTAACAGACCCGTTCCATCAAATAAACTGTATACAAAAACTAATTCAGATAAGATTGTTTTTATCAATCCAATTAATCTTTCTGGTCCTAGAATTATTGTTGATGCACCTGGAATTACTTTGGCAAATGCTAGCTATAGTTATTCTACAGATCCTAATTTATCTGTTATAAGCAATATTGCTTTAGAAGATTATTGTATGTTTATAAATCTAGAAAATCTTATAAGATCTGATCGTACAATACAAGCCACAATAGAACCGATAGAACTACAATATCTAGAATATTTATTAAGTTTTATTTCACCACTAGCTATTGATATTAGAAGATTAGTACCTCAAGGACCAACCGCTAATTCATCTCCTGGTAATCAATCACTAAATCCCAAAATGGCCACTCCGTTTTTTGCTGCTGTTCCTCTAAAAAGTAACAGGGCTGTTTACGGCCCTTGGACCAATTATCCGGGCCTTGCTATGAATCCTAGTTTAGCAGACAATTTAATTGGAAATATTAAAGTTGAACAAAATAATGATTATGTACCGTGGAATTATGGTGGAATGAGTCAATTAGATAAAGTAATCTCTTATAGTATGAATGTGGATGTTAATTATCAAAGCATAATAGAAAATGGTAGAGTTTCAATAGTTGGACCTCCTATTTTTGGCATAGGCGGAGCTTTTTCTTATGAAAGAGTATCTTCAGTAAATAGTTATAGAGGAAATGCTGCTTATATAGTTTATGATAATAGTTTCTATAGTAAAACTGATTATTCTGTTATTTTTATAGATAATAATAACTCTAGTCCAAGTCCAATATCGTATCAAACCGTACAATTACAACAACAAAGTTATGGGGTAAGCGCATTAATAAGTAATATTAGTATACAAACATCATCTGATGGAATAAGAACCAGTTATAGCTTTCAGACATATAGTCCAAAAACAGGATTATTTAATAAAGAATTTAGTGACAATATTAAAAAACAAAATTCTCAAGCATTAAAATTTAATAAATTACTTTTTGGTAAATCTAACCAAATAGGAAATAAACAACTTAAAAACATTTTGGATATTAAAGAAACAGCAAAAACATCTAGAGAGCCATATAGTATAGGAAAAAACGCTACGCAACTATTCGGAACAAGTCCTGTAGAATTAATAGTTGGTCAAGCAACAGAATTTGCTCCGTCTCCGCCTTCTGGGGCTCGCACACTACAGTCATTTAATAAAAGTAGAAGAAACCATCATTGGGCCGGTATAATTCCAGGAGTTGAAACCGGTGCCGAATTAATGAATGACTACGATAGTAAATCAGCCATGAGTCTTGATGGATTATTATCTCCTGTTTCTTTCTATCCAACCAGATTAAATACAACATATAGTCTTAGTGATCATTCTATAAAAATATCTGGCTATCCTATTACTCCAATATGTCCAAGGTGTGGAAATACTAGATTTATTACTATGAGTTATGTTGACTATAATAGTAATCGAAGAACAAAAACCGATTTACAAATTGCTTGTCCAGTTTGTTCCAAGTCTCAAACAACTATTGTTAAAACAGACAAGAATCCCACCAGAGAAACTGGTTTACCAGACATAAATCTATATAGTTTGAATCCGATCATAGTATCAAGTGGAGAATTTGCAAATCCTTATTGTCCATCTGGACATATTGGCAAACACAGTGTTTTAGCAATATCAAGGGGATCTTCTTTACCAACTGGAAATAAAAACTTTTTAGTATATGCTAATAGTGGCGAATTCGATTATGGTCAATTCGATACTAGTTTTCCTGTCAACAATAGCGGAATATTGATGAATCAAAGATTTTTTTCTCTTAGGGGACCAATCATGTTACATGGTTGGGGCTTTGATATTGATGGATATCCCGTACCTAATGCGACAGGACAACCTTTACAATTTGATAATTATAATAGACCTTTAAGATTTGTGTTAGACACAGGAACTATGAAAAATGATCTAACTAAAGCTGGACAATATGTACCATCTGCTGGAACGAGACTAGGAGATATTATTCCAGTTAATTACCAATTTATTAATAATAGATGGAGTAAAATATCAAATAAAAAATCTAAATTTTTTCATCCAAAATGGGGAGAAAGACCGGATCTTTGGCCAGTAGGACCCATAGATCTAAGATGGGATAGCGAAAGAAGAGTTTGGGACGCTAGTGGCGGATGTAAAGAAGAGGCACTGCCACCGTTCATAGTCAGTAATAAAAGCGATATAAATACATTACAAGAATTTTTAGATAATAGAACAACAAATAGATGTCCATATAGAATGATAAATGTTGTATTAGAACAAGATATGGTTAAAGAAGATAATTTTGATAGTACATATCCTACAAGAGCTTTTATAGACGATTTAGAGTATAGCAAAGAACCTTTACAAAATAATTATAGAAGATTAGTATATGTTATAGATACTGCCGGATATACAGCTCCAAGAGGAGCAAAACTATTATGTCGATACAACAAAACTACAGGGTTTTATGAACCGATAGCAAAACCAATATTAACAGCTATAGGAACAATAAGTAATAATCAAGTTAGTATAGAAATGTCTTATGTACAAGGTCGTAGATCTAGCATTGTACCAACATATGTTTCATCTTTTGTTAATCCATTAAATTTATCATTAGGAACACGAGGATTATTTAATTATATTAATGGGAAATGGACTCTTATATCCACAGGATAGTTTATGTCTCTATTAGACTTATCTCAAAATTGTAATATCACAAATAATACTTTTCAACAAGATTTATTTTCTTATTCTGTTTCGGGTGATAATATAGTCTGGTCAGATAATTCGACAACCCCATATTCTGTTCGATTAATTAATGGACAATCAATATTTGATATTGTTGCAACAACAGGGCATTGGACACCTTATATTATCGATTCGGACACTCAGGTATTATATAAGACTATTAGCCATTATGGATCAATATGGAATAATAAAGACTTTACTACAAATAGACTAGGAATAGATGATTTTATAACTTTTGCGCCAAAATTTAGAAATTGGACCTCCAACGGAACAATGACTATAGACTGGATAACAAACAGAGCAAGATCGCCATATACTGTGTATGGAGGATTATCTTGTTGGGGCAAAATTATACCACCTAAAACAGGTAGTATAGATAAATTTCCTATTTATAGCAAACTAGAATACAATAATAATACTTATATTAAAATAGACTCTAATATTGTTAGGCGTATAACTCCGGACAGAGGATCTTCTTACACTTTTTTATCAAATAATATTACATTCAATTATGATAATTATGGAGATATTCTTCTTAAAGAACCACCGGCCACAAACGCAGAAGGATTAACAATAAGAACAATCTTTTCTTTATATGGCTCAGGAAAAAAAGTTCTTTGGATCCCTGATGGAGATCAGATTTTTTACTTCTATAATAATGTGGAAAAAGAAGCAAATCTGAGAAAAGATATAGGACCACGATCATACATATCAGCATCCTTGTATCAGTATTATACTAATATATATAATGCTTTAACGATAGATGCTCCTTTAATAAGTGTTAATCAAAGCAGATCGCTAAGAAAACTAAGATTATTTAAAAAGCTTTCTCATTCATTAGCTACTAGTCCATTTATATCTGAATTTTTTATTAATGCTTTATTGGATCCATCAAATACGCTAAAAACAGCCGTTAATACATATTTAAATTCAACATCATCTTCTATATCTATCGATTTTAATAACCTAAGAACTGTTTTGGACGCTATAGCGATAGAGTTTAATGCTTATGAAATATCTTCTTTTAATAATATTATTAATAATAATTCAGAATTATTTCAAAAATTTATTAATAAATATGGAGCTAAATTAAAACTTACGGGAAATGCTTCGGTATCATATCAAGGACTTAAATATGGAGATAGTGTTCTATATAATGAAGTTGGAGATATGTTTGTACCGAAAGAATTAACGAACACAACGGTTATAAATAATAAGACTGTTAGAGTCGGTCAATTAAGTTATGAAACTAATTTTTCTGAAGAAACAGCAACAATACTATTAAAAGTTAATAATGTAACTAAAAATACAATATATCTTAATAATCATATAAAACCAAATATTGTTAATACAATAGATCCTTATTACGATATTAGAGGAAGGCTTGCTAGATATGGATCTAGTCTTGGTATTGTTTTAAATACTAATTATATTGATGGTATCTCTAATACTCCTCGAATTATTGAGGGCGCAACAGGACCTGTTGATTATAGTCCTTCATCGTGGCAAGGTAATGGTTCAGTATTATACTGGAATTATACTGCTCCATTAGTACAGAATATAGTAGATGGTCAAAGAACAAGCACTATACAAAAGCCTCCTATTAGAATATATCCAAGATTAAGGGTTTTAGACTTAGCTGTTGATCTAAGATTAAGTCCTGTTGATGCTGCCATATATGGCAGGGGAAATAATGCATACAATCTTATTGCTAATCAATTTATTTGTCAGTGGGAAAAAGTAGAAGGCCCAGAATTAAGATTTGTGGATTTTAATAAAAAACCTAATCTAAATCAGCCTTTGGGTATTAGTCCGGACACAGACGTATACGGAGAACCTATTGGCAATAGTAATACTACTGCTTTAGGTTTTACAGCGAATGGACCCGAAGTAATAATGATACCATCTAATTTAGGTAAATATACTATAAAATGCACTGTAAATAGTCCTTACGGATCCTATGTTTTGTACCGTACCATTTTTGTTGTAGATGGTAGGCCAGGCATATTCTATAATCGATATTATGAAGTTACTGACGATATGATGCCTATTTATACTAGACAAGAAGGTGATGACCCTATTTTAGCTTTAGATTATTATGCTATTGGAATGAATTTTGTTTATCAAAGAGATAATAATACAGGACAGGAAATTGTTCCAAACGATATATTTCCTTTGGTAACTCAAGATATAATTAATGAATTTTCTTTACAAAATCGTAGAATACGAATTAATCAAGATAATCTTAAAATACATGGAGCTAATTTAGGATCATACGCTATTCATCGTAATGGATTATTTACAGGTATAGATAGTGAATACTATATTGAAACAGTCTATCAGAATGAAAGACCAATAGAGAAATTATCTAATAATAATTTTCAGTTTCTGTTTTCCGAATCAGAGCCTATACAACCTAGAACACAAGATTCAAGTTTCACCATAGACTATATATTAAATAATACAGTAGTAAAACTAGATAGTATTATTTTAGAAAATATTAGGCAAGACAACGAGGAATGCTCTCAGTGCTATAGTCTGTACAATCCAAAATTTAGAGCTTACATTACTAAGAAAAATTCTGCTGATACTGGACGAACAATTTTCGAAAGATCAAGAAAAGCCCCAGACGATTTTGGTGTTCAAAAATATAATTATAATCTTCAGACAAATTCTGTTACAACTTCTGATATTATATATTACCAATATCCAATAATTAGCACAGATATTGCTCCTCCTATTAAATCATACGGCGGTTATGGATACAAAGTATTAAATAAAATAGGAATTACAGGAATACCAAATCATACTAAGCCAACAACCACCAGAAATAATGTTGGTATTATTGCAGAAAGTCCGTATGTATTACCATCTGTTACTGGGCATAAATTAGACTATGAAGATGATTATGAAAATCAAATGACCCCAGGACCATTGGGCGGTGGAAAGATAGGTTATAAGTTTTGTTATCAAAAATATATTGATCAAACAAATAATTCTATAGAATTTACTAAAGGTGTTTTTAATCCCAATAGTGGATGGATAATGAATAGTAATGATAATTTATCGAGTGTATTAAAATTTAATCCTGGAGCAAGAGATTCTTTTAGTTTTGTTGGACCGTCGATTGATAGATTATCTACATTTACCAGCACAGATATGCTAAAGCCTTCGATTTATAGTAGTTCAATTAGTATTAAAATAAATCCATTAATAGTGTGGAGCCCAGGACCAGAGATTATGGGCGATTCGAATAAATGTTGTGGGGCTCCATGCGTACCAGGAGCTAAGGCCGAATATTATTGGGGTAATGATATCGGCTTAGATATTTCTGATCAATTCCAAGCTACAGTACCAGACGAGGCCGGTGCTGGATATCATCATGGATATAGAATACTGGGAGGTGGTTTATCTAAAACGGCGGAGACTAATTATAAAGATCAACAGGATCCATCCAATGATGAATTTAAGCTTTTTACAGATAAAATAAAAAATAAACATTCGTATTATTTTAATACTGTTGGATATAACAAAAAAATAACACCGCCACCAAGTTTTATAAATATCTTTTCTCTTGATCCTAGCCAACAAGATCCATTGTTACGAAACCAAGCTATCGAAGAGTTGAACTCTCCCAATAGATGGGGTCTGAGGAATCCAAAAATATTATCTTTAAATGCTTCTGATATTGAGGTTAAATTAAATTTTCTAAATAGTATCAACACAAAAAATTTAGCCATATGGATCGAAATGAAACCGTCGGCAGGATCTCTATTGCCACCTTTGGCGCAAGATAACAGAAGACCACAATCTCAATCTCCAATAGTTACTACAAATAATTTTATTGATCAAATTTTTGATCCAAAAACATATATGGGTGATTATTTGAATTATGCTGATCCAAATTTTCCATCATCATACTCTATAGATGTATTAAACCAGGATCTTAATCGATTTTTAATTGATCTAACCAACCACAATTCTGTTAGTGGTTCGTATGAGACTATGAAATTATTCTTATTGAATCAAGAAACTGTTCAAAATCAACAATATAATTTTTCATTAACTTTTTCTGATAGAGCCAATGCTTCTAGTTGTTTATTTGATATCAACTCGTATTCTAATTCTAAGATTAAGCCTAATCAAGAAATTTTATTAAATAATGGAAGATGTAGACCCTCTTATTCTAGTCCTGGATACTCAACAAAACAAAATAGCTATTATCGTAATCTTATTCAATACCATAAATTAAATATTACAAATAATACATTGAGTAAGTTTTGTTCCAAATCCTTATTTATTGGAGTTTTACAATCTGATAGTTGTCAACCAATATTTCCTATTCATAATTCTTCTACAGAATTTGTTCTTAAAGTAGCTATTTTGGATGAAGAAGATGAGATGTTTCCTATAGATACTATTATTTCGAGTGATTTATATACTAATTTAGTTGGTTCTACTAAATTAAGCCCAAATAATATTTTTAATAATTTATGTAATTGGGAAATTATAATTCATGGAGGAAAAACACCAAAACCTTATGTTCAATCAGTAAATAATATAGACACATACGGCTCAACAGATGCTCTAAGCTTAATAAGCTACGGTGATCATCCTCAATATCCAGGCTATAGTTTTATTGCTGATCTTAGTGATAGTTTATTTTTATTACCATATATTAATCAAAATGCTCCTAATACATTTTTTCAAAATTGTGATCTATGTAATAATTTATCCGTAGATCCTATTATTCGTAATCAACCATTTATAGAAAGACCAAGATTTCCAAGCGAGGCAATTTTAGCGATCACAGCAAATAGAGTTGGAGCCTTAGTTTTGGGCAGAGGTGGTCCGTATCAGGCTTTGGTTGATTATTTTAATGCATCTTCTGCAATTTATAATTTAGAATTTGCACAAAGAGAAGCCTATGATATAGAGTATGATTCTTATACAAATGGCGGATCGGACAAAGTATTGTTGAATGTTAGTGACGATGGTTGTTTTTGGTATAAGTTGGAGGCTAGTATCTTTAAATTAGACAATACTCCGGCTCTTCCTCTTCAAAAATACCAGTTTCATAAGGGATCTGGCGATTTGTTTAAGTTTGATTTTGAAATTATAAATCAGAAAAAAGATTTGATAGATGAAAGTTTTATAGATAATTTTATTGATGAACAATCGTGTCAAGACAGCACGTCTGTAGAATGTAATCCGAATAATATTCCAACCATAGATCTATTAAATAATAATGAATATATATCATACAATAAAGTATTAGCTTTTAATAATATTTTTCAATATTTAAATAATACATCATATGAAATTATATCAATAGATAATTCTATAGCATATGATCTATTCGATAGAAACGATATAGTAAGATTAACAAATTGTTCTCTAGAAAATGATAACTCTGATATACCTATTAGAGTAGTTGCAAAATCTTTAATTTATAAAGACAATTCTTATAAAACTATTTTAGTTCTATACAAAGGATCTGCTGTGATACCATGTGGTCAAATAAGAGTACCAAATAATATTATTATTGTTTATGCAAGCAATAATACACATTATAGTTTAAATAAAATTAGTCCAATTTCTGATATAGGATTACATGTAGATAGATTTCCAAAACCGGATCAAATGAATACGTTTTCCACTAACAGTATCGGATCTTATGGCGACGGTTCTGTTGTTAAAGCAAAAAATATATTATCAGACACAATTAGTTTATATAGCCTGGAGCCACTATATGAATTGTTAAATAATCATAAGCACGATAAATTCTTTTATAATTCCTTATTTTTAAATGGATCCGGGATTAATCCGTCCTCTATAAAAGCGTATCCTACATACTACAATACATCTAATATTAATAGTAATAGTGTTAAGAATTCTTTTTATTATATTCAACAAGATAGTGTGCAAAACATTGAAAATCTTTTAGATAATAATCATAATACATTAAATGATAATAAAACCTATTTAAAAGATAAATCATATAATATGCTATATCTTAAAATTTCTGATACTAATAATTTTATATCTAGTTTACCAATAGGTATAGTAGGAGATATACAAATAGAAAATAGCTATACTTATAAAGAAACAATAGAAAAATTAACAGATACGGAATTCTCAACATTAACTAGTAGACTAGCGGTGATAAATATGGAAAAGATACAATCTTTGGACAATCTAGTTGGAAATACAAGAAGCACAGCATCTATTTTGAATAGTGATTCTATTAAATACATACAAGATCATTACTCTGCTATAGAAGACGATCCAGCAAATTGTGGTAATTTATGTTATAAAAAACAAACACTTAATAAATTAACAAAATTATACACAGAACGTAGCGAGATACTGAAACTATTAGAAGATCAAGGAATTAAAAAAGCCAAAATTTATGTTAGAGAAAATGATGGACCCATAGAGGGCGAAATATTATATGATGATTTTGGTAGTCAAAAAATTAAGCTCAATAATAGTCAAGAATTTGATAAAAATTCTATTTTTAAGATAGAATATTTCTATATACCTAATCCAGAAAAAAATATATATACGACAACTAGTGGTGGTATTTTACCGAATCAAAAAGCTATTATTACATCTAATATAGATGGATCGATTAATATAGTATATAATAATTTAACTAAAAATAAATACTGGATTAATATCGATCCTAGACAATCATGCAGTATAGCAGAAGAACTTAGACCGAAGGTTCTAAAAGCAACCTATTATAGAGTAGACTTAACCAATCCTCCATCGGAGACGAGAAGAAACTTAAATGCCAACAATAATATTTCTCCAGATTTCTTATATAAGGGTGGAAACGTATTTTTTGGCGATGTCAAAGTCTATAACGGCCCTTTTAGTTTTACTTATTTGGAGAAGGGGGCTGATTTGAACTTGGCCGGTCAGGCTAATGCTTATGCTGGTATTCCTGTTAAAAGCAACACAATAGAATTAGACACCTCTGGTCCAATAGCAACAAAAAAAACAGAAATAGAAAATCAATTTGCTGGTAAAATTTATGGATGGAAAGAAAAATTTGTTGAAAGAAGATTTAGAATTCATAACGATAAAGCCATCGATAGTATTCTTGATGATAATGAATTTATAATTAGGGTTTTAGAAGTGTATGATGTTGCTATAACTAGATTAGAATTTTTTTCCGATCTTAGTATTTCGGATTTGGTTTCACAAAATATTGTTCAAAATGATTTTTCAGCAGATGTTGGTGGTGGCCTATTGAATGGCTTATCCACCGACACAAAAAATAGAAGACCGACGAGAGTGTATAACATATTTAATATGAATAATCTATCAAGTCTTAAAGTACAATTTCGTAAAACTCCTAGATTAATTAGAGGTGTAGATCTTGCTGGTACCGTACTGAGATATGGAAGCAACACAAGCTACAGGCCACAATCTATTGTTCCGGCAGAAGCTCCAGATGATATATTCAGTATGGCTAATTTGAATCAACCATCATTAATAAATAATATGTATTGTTGGCATTGCTATCAGTTAGAACCAGAGACATATCGTATTATTTCGGCAGAAATACCACCTATTTTTCAGCATATGAACGAAATGTGGTTTAGATCATTTTATGGAAGTGCAGATAATATTGAAGTCAAAGGAAAGGTTATGAAGAGTCAATATGACTGGGAAACAATTCCTTTCGAATACTTCACCAAAAGGATAGAAAATTCCGAATAAGTACTATTCTTTATCTTTAGTCCACTTATGCCATCCACTGTGTGGCAAATAATTGCCGTTATCGTCTTTACGTTTGGGAAATAAAGTACCACCCTTTTTGTGTTGACCAAAGGCTAAAACTGCTCCACAATCAGAGCATCTTAATTCATAATAATCATTTCCATCAACATTTCTAACAACAAATTTAATATTAGTACTACCACACATTCCACACTTGGCTTCTCCAAAAATTTCTTGGATTAAAGCAAGCTCTTTGAATATTTCTTTTTGTCCGCTGCCTTCTAATTCAAATTGTAATTTATCATTAGCTTTATATAGTACTTTCATAAATTATTTCCATTCGTTAGAGTAGCCTAAAATATCTTGTGGTATACTATCAATATTTTGTTGGTATTTTGATAATAATCTTATTATATCAACAGCGCTCTCGTGTGTCAAACTATAAATATTCTTAGTTTCCATATTATTTTGTTCTAATAATTTGACAACATTAATATTTAATCTCTGAGCTAAAACATCTATGAAATTAATTTGTTGATTACTAATCTTATTTACTGTGTTTTGATCAGGATGATCTTCTATATCTTTTGATAGCTCTTCGGCTGCTACTACTTTGCGTAATCTTAATGCTCTTCTTAAGGCTCTTCCTTCTGCTCTAGTTTCCGCAACTGCCACTGGATGATTGCGGTATATTTTGTCGCAGTTGCCCCAATAAACGTCTGCGGAGCCGTCCACAGACACAATATTTAAACCGTTTAAGTCCTGAACGGTTGGATTTAAACAGTACGCTAGAGAGTGTATAACTGTTGCTCTTTTTTCATTTTCTGGACTAGGAGATTGAACAACCGAGCTTGTTGACGATATTAATCTACAATTTAGTACAGTTTCGAAAATACGTCTTAAACCATCAGTTGTTGGATTACCAGCAATCTTTTCGTCATCCGATAAAAGTCCAAGAACATAATCTGTCCAATCTAAGTCAGCAATAGTTGGAATTTTCTTTTCAACGATATTATCTTCAGTAGTCTCAATCGTTTCGTTCTTATCTTTTTTAGCCATTGGTGTCCTTTATAGTAAATTTCTGTTGCCCAGAAATAAGGTTGGAATGATTTGTTTTTATAATTTGGACTATTTGATCATAAATTAAGAAGGCGCGAGCATCAGAATAATCTTTGGTTTGTATGATCCTCAATAAATTCCATCCTTTACCAATTATTAGTCCTTCTTTTTTATTATCGTAATTTTTATTTCTTTTTAATGATTCTTGGCCCCAAACAGGGGTGAAGTGAGACGGACCATCGACCTCTATCGCTAGGTTTATACTAGGAACGAACAGATCAATCTGCAACCTCGTATTCACCAGAGTTTGTTCTTTATGAAATTCTACTTTATATCCGTCGTTTAATAGTCTTTTATGTAGATATTTTTCTAGTTTTGATCCCACTTTACTAGTGGCTCTGACCGCGGTATTAGCAGATTTAAGGATGTTCTCTTTTGTATTATCGTCTAAGTTTTCCCAATTTTGTTTAGCTTGAAGTTTTCTTTTTTGTATTTCATCATCTTCTAGATTTTCCCATGCATTCAATACGCCCATACCTATCTTTTGTTTTGTGTCTTGAGATCTTTCTTTACCTTTTGTCGGATGTGAGTGTTTACCAGTTTTTAGAGCATTTTTTTGAGCTTCGCTTTTATCTCGTATTTTAATATTTAATTTTTTAGCATCCCTCCTTATTCTATTAGCGTACGTATCATACATAACAGCTATATCTGCAAAACTTTTTCCCTGTTCAGAATATAGGGACAGAATTAAGTCTTTTTTGTCTTGGTCAGACAAATTATCATAAGATGTGTTGTATTTTTTCATAATCGAAATGCTCCATAATATCTAATGGTTTTTTCCAACATATTTCATATATATCATATAGGTATTTGTTTGTTGTTACAAAATCCAACTTATTATCATAAATTTTTGACCATTCGCTATAAAAATTTTCTCTATTTTTAATCCAAGGCATATCATTACAATATAGTACCTTTTTATCAATATTTGTAAAGTTTTTGCTAACTATAATTCCTATAAGATCGAACAGCCATAAATCTCCACTAAAAAATTTTGCATGACTTAGATGAAGAATTGGTATGTTATATGTTATGATTTTATCACAAGTACTATTAAATATTACTATATTTTTATAGGGATTATTTTTTATCAATAGAGAAATTTGCTTTAATATACTATCATAATAGTCTGTATTCTCTATCGTTGTAAGAAGAAAACCTAGGTTATTTTTTATCACTTAACAACACCTTTAAAAAATTAGAATACGATTGAAAATTTTTGCTGCTCTTAAATTTTTTGGGTTCTAATGACACAAGATCTTCCACTGTCAAAACTTTTGATCCACATGCCCAAGCTTCCGGAACATAGTCTTCTTCCAGTGCTAAATAGTATTCTGATTGTTGCAACAAAGACGCTTTATCTTTTTCGAGAAGCAATCCAAGGTTTTGTGGATGAATAATATTTTTATTGTTAAATAGTTTAATTGGAAGATTCGAAACGGGATAAAGGAATTGGTTTAATTCCATTGGTATAGACTCCATAGAGTCTAAGAAACTTATGATCTGATAATTCTTTTGCACAGAACTATCTATATAAAAAATTTCATTATTCACTAATTTTGGTATAGATATAATTTTGTTTTTGGATTCACTTTTTTCTTTTTGTATTACTGCTATGATATTTTTATTATAGGGTATATTTGAATGTGTATCATTGTATATAAAAATATTTACATCTTTACTAAATTCTAAAATAAATTGATTGATTTCATTATTTAGTAACGAAGCAATAAAAATACAATCTGTAAATTGATATTTATAGTATATTTTATATAGTTGATTATCAATATTTGTAACTAATTTAGAACAAAAATCTAGTGACGATAAAGCTATGTTATTAATAAACTTATCATTCTTTTGTTGTACTAGTAGTTTTATCATATAAATACTTTAGCCTTGCTTAGATCTTTAGAATTATTTATTTTCATAACGTTATTTTTATTAAGATATATTTTTTCAAACTTGATATTATTCTGTAGTAGAAAATTTATGGTTTCGAACAGATACATTTGATCGAACATTCCCGTGTCTTGATTTACTAAAATATCAATTGCTTCACTATTTAAATAAACAATCTCGGCCCAGGGTTGTTCCATATCAAAAAATAGATACTCCAAGTTATTGGATATAGAAGAACCCACAGAAAAATTATGTTTAGGTTTATTTAGCATAAAAATTTTAGAATTATCTTGCAAATATGACTTGTGAATAGTCCCGTCTTTAAGTAAAAGTCCACTCGTAAATATTAATAAATTATTAGGTCTGTGTTTCTTAATATATAGAAGTAGATTATTGGCCTGATTAGTTAGTTCATATTTTTCGTTGATTAGATACTTTAAACTTCTATACCTATATAATTTAGACATAATATTTTCTGAATCAAATCCAATATTTATTGTAATAGATGCATTTCTAGATATTTTTTGAGCCTGCATAACTTGGTATTCTATAATACTTAGATTTTTTCTTAATGGAAGTAAACATTTGGAACCAACAGATTTCATCCCTTTTGTTATTTCTGGCGTAATAATAAGAATATCAATCATAATTTATAGTTAATACATTAGGACTATTTTCTATTAAATAATCATTTTTAGATGATAAGTTTATATAGTTATTCATATTAATAAATATACCATAAAACTGAGAGTCTATAGATGAACACTTATAATAGTGAGCTGGTTTTTGTTCTACATTAATTATATAGTTAATATTTTGAATACTATCATTTTCTACAACTTTAGTTAAACTATCATAATTTAATAACCATATAAGATTACCAACTTTATTTTTATTGGTCTCCAAAGCAATATGCAAAGATCTTGGCCCAGAAATGTTCTCTAAAAAATTATGTACTTTATAATCTATATCAAATTTTAGATTAGATTTCAATAAGTCATATAGTTTATTACCATCGGCATAACAAATAATAGTTATATATGACGGTTTAATAGATAGTCTATTTATAGAATCTACACATGATTCGAAACTGTCTTCCGTTTCTACTATTAGTCCAATCGAATATTTTACTATATTTTGTTGTTTAACATATTCTTGCATATCCAAAGAACTTAGTTTATCAATATGCTCATTATATATTTTTTTACTAAAACCATATCTACAATTATAGTTTTTAATTATATTATATCCCTGATAGGTTTCTATATTTTTATATTCTTGAACAATATTTGGTATATTAAATACACATGGTTTATCTGAGGTTGTTGGTTGTGCAAAATAGCAGTCCTTGCATATGGTGTTGATCATAGTTCTTTTCTCTCGAAAACGATGGTTATAAAAGTGTTGGTAATATCTAAATCGATCATATCAAATAATGCAAAATCCATAAAAGTATATAATGATTCGACTGAAATAAGGCTCTGCTTATTTGCAAAGAAATTGAGAAAACTATCATTGGATATAGCGCTCTTTATGTATTGTTGAGCTATGCTTTTGGCATTGCTTATAATGATACTCAACCTACCACTCTGTCTAAGTTTCTCCAAAAGAATCCTAATAATAACCTGATGATCGCTTTCTTTAAGATATTCTAATATATCTATTGTTATAGAATCACAAGAATGATTAACTATAGAATTTAGATTATTTATATGTACATGAGAACCGTCTTCTTTTGATGGATCTATCACTATGGTTATATTACGTTTCATATTTAAATACTCTTTGTGAAATTTTAGAATATAAATCTGTCATATTACTATAAAATGTGTTTAATGAATAATGTTCTGTTATATAATTTTTACTTGATTCTATTATGTGTTGTAAATTATCCCAATTATTAAGAGTATTATTAATATCATTAATAATAGAATTATAATTATCTATATAGGATATATTAGATATATTTTTATCTATTAGTAAAGATGATGAGAACACCCATGTTCCGCAAGATGCGCTTAGAATTGTATCATATATATTATGAGGGCTAATACAAATCTTATAAAAAGATATGTTTTTAATTGGATCACTATTACTATTCGTAATCAGATCACAATTAATGTAATTATTTATATGTTGGTATAATCTATTGATTCCATCATTATTTTCAAAATTTAAAATACATACGTTTTTTTCTTTAGATACTATATCCGATTTTGGAACACCATAAGACATAGTGAGAGTTTCGTTTGTGTCTGGTAGCGCCCAAAGAGATCTTATCTTATCGTTAAAAAATACCCTATAAGTATTATCTAGTTTTTTATGTAGTATAATACGATCTTCTTTTTTAAGATGTGTCGGTGGACTATCCATAAACAATATGAGCGTGTTAACATGGTATGCCAATGATAACTTATTTATTATTTGAGAATAATTTAGAGGATTATCAGCGATAATAAAAGAAAATGGTTGATTTGCTTCATAAATAAAGTTGGCATCCCTATGCTGCTCCAGAATATTGGAAAATAAATTCTTATTTCCAAGATAGTAAACAGTACTGTGTTTTCTGTTTAATGTATTGACAATAATATTTGTGATATCTAAATTATTGAGCATGAGTTTCTAGTATTTCTTGAATATTATCTTTGGGAATTATATTAGTATATGCAATATCTTTTATATTAGAATCGTTTAAGCTAGATACACTTCCGTTCTTATTAAGATCAAGTTGATTCCACCAAATATGATTATTAACAGATATATTAATGATGGGTCTATTCAACTTATTAGCAAATGGCGTTTGAATATTATCGCTTAATGAAAGAAAAATATCTCCAGTATTATGTGCTGTGATTACATTAGAAATAGTATTATCTATTGGAACAATAACTATATTAGTAATACTATAATTAATTTCAAATAAATTATACATATCTTTTATATATTTATTATATGTCTCTAGCGTTTGCTGAGATATATTACATATATACAAAATTAAACAAGTATTACTATTGTCCTCGAAAGTTTTTATGAAATTGATAATAACATCTTTAACAATATATTCTGGTAAATTATCAATAATAGTATAATATTTTTTATATTTTGAATATATTCCTAAGTTATATTTACCTATATTATTTTGTGAATAAAATCTATGATTTATTGTATATGTTAGTTCTTTTTTATTTTTAATATCAATATTATCTAGTATGAATTTAGTAGTATTATTACTATACAAATAATTTATTTTTTCATCTAATATAGCATATTTTTGTTTTTGCTCATAAGATGGCATTATATTATGTGTTATTGGCCAAAATATATGATATGGTATTTTTGATGTGTAACAGTAATTCAAAATCGAGACATTCTGTATAATAACATCAAATGAATTTATCTGTTTATTTTCTGTTATTTCTAATATATCTGTAAATTTTTTATCTTTTATTGTTTTTGTTCCATCGAATACTGGTCTACTAACTACATCTAATCCCATATCATATAAATTACATAGTAAATTTATAGATTCGTATCCTATACTATTTGATAATCTATATGGTGCAATATATAATATTTTCATGTGTTATTTTTTAGATGTGCGTATTGAATAAAGTCTTCTTCGAATTTATGATTTGTTTTTCTTATATCTTCGGATCTATTATTGTTATCTATCATAACATTTATATAATCATATATATTATTAATATCATATGCGGATATTTGGGTTGGAGAATTATAGCTAAATCCATAATCAGCGTTTTGTAGCATATTCAAAAATTTAAATGAAGATAATAAATCTGCATTTCTTACATAATTATTACAAAGATTTGCTAATACGCTAAAATTATTTTTATTACCATCCGACTGGGTTTTATCGGCTTTATTTAAGATAGTTAATGGTACGTTCCAGTCTGCTCTATATTCCAGATTATCAAAATAGTTTTCCCATACTTTGGATATATCATCCCAATTATAATATTTTTCTGTTAGTTGTCTTATTTTTAATCTTTCTGTATTTCTAATCGGTATTGGTTTGGCTATTTGCTTGAGTATAATACCAATTAGATCTTTGTTATTTGGATATACACGAATTGCTTTTGTTTCTAACTCTTTGAAATAAGAACTAGGATTAACTTTGAACGCCTGTAATTTTTCTATAATGTCAACCATTGCACTATAATCTACGGTAGCAATAGGTATCCCACACGCGCCTGCTTCAACTTGTGGCATACCAAAACCTTCACAAATAGCATATTGTACATAAAGATCAAACAGATTGTATATTTCACTTAATTGAGTATCTGAAACACCATTTGATACAGATGGAAACTGACAGGTTTTATTTAGGCATTTTGAACACACTTTTAATGGACCACTAAAAACACAAGCCTCAGTATTCTGACAAGTTTTGCATAGATATGTAAATAGGACATGGTTGGATACTTGGTATTGGCTAAGTAATTCCGGTATATCCCAGCCCATGTCCGGATATGTGGTATGTAGATATAGGTAAATTTTTTGATTAGTATTTTGTATTTCGGGCAAGGAGATTATCTGTTTAAGACTATATAAGAGTTCTGGTATTAGTTTGCGTTTCTGATTTCTCATCACGGAACCAAACACAAAAGCTTCTTGTGGTATATTAAATTTTTGACGTAGTAGATTTTTATCTTTGATAGAAAAAATATTTAAATTTACACCTGGGCTGGTTGTTGCTATGTACTTAATTTTATTATTAGTTTGTTCTTTTAGAACTTTTGCCCCCCAATCACTATATGTAAAAATGGCATCTGTTGATAGAAATACGTCTACCCACTCTTCTTGTTGTGGAGCAGAATCTACTGTGGGCATAAGGATATGATGAAAATAAGATCTTAAAGGAGATAAGGTTTGGTAGCCGCTCATCCAAAAATCTCTTACGTCAACAACAACATCAGGCTTAAAGTCTAATAGAACTTTCTCAAATCTCCACCTTCCAAATTGGTTATCTGTCCTAGACATGTATTCCTTATATCTAGGATCATTATCTCTCACAGCATTTGCATAATAAATCCAGTCTATATTTTTATCTCTCGGATCATTGACCATACCATAGGAAGCAAATTCTGCAACAACGTATTTGTTAGTTTTATGCCATCTGGATAAAATCTCGTAAGCATATTTACCAAAACCAGAATTTATGAAGCTGGCTTCGGAGCACATCAATATTTTTAGTTTAGATTTTGCCATTATATAATAGAATAAGGGGGATGTTTCACCCCCAATATTCTATATTCATTCCTCTTTGAGTATTGTCAGAAAGCAACCGATTCTGATTCTTCTGCCTTTGATCTACTAAGCTTAGTGATCTTCGAAAAGTTATTAACTCTAACTTTTAGACTACTATGCTTAACTCCATCTTTTTCCCATGTGTCATTTCTAAGAGATCCTTCTACCATAACCAAATCTCCCTTTTTAAGGGATTCGGCAATAGTTTCTGCTCCGCTGTCCCATGCTTCGCAGTTAATGAAAGATGTAATTCTGTCTTTTTCTCCATTAGACTTTACATAGTCTCTATTAACAGCAATAGTAAAGTTTACTACGCTAGTTTGTTTTCCGTTTGGATTAACAACTCTTAGCTCAGGATCTCGTGCAAGATTACCCTTCAACAATGTGATATTCATTTTCAAAACTCCTAAAAGTAAAAACGCTACAACTATATAACATTATACCAAGCGGCAGCGTTTTGTCAAGATCTTGGTATAAAACATTTTTCTACTATAAAAGAGTCTTTTTTAGGACTCTTATTGCCTAGAAATATTAGTACATTTCCTTCGAATAGATAGTTTCGATATTTAGACAATTGATCAGGAAATAGGATAACGGAATCCAAGGATGCGTATTGATCCTCTATTGTGACAAAAGCCATTTCTGCACCAGCATTTTTCCCATTCTTTGTCTTAACAAAATTTATATTACTAATTTCACCAGCTAAAATAATATTTTTAACATTATTGGTATGTTTAAACATTTTGCAATCACAGTTGGTCATACTAATGTCGTACGAGTCTATTTTAAAACAGGTAATAGACGCACCAAGCAACGCATTTTCTGTGTCAGATAACCATTCTATTTTATCGTTTAGTGAGTATGGTGGATTTTTATATAGTTTAATCAAATTTTGTATATTAGTTTTTCGCTTGATATTAATCTTACTATTAGTCAGCAGATTCTCTAAAACTTGTCCTAGATGTTTTTGGTTTATATCTAAAAGATCTAATTCTCTAGATGTTAATTCTGATATTATGTCATATTCAAACAACATTTGTGTGCGCGACATATGATAATAATCAAGGGCTCCGCACGATATTAGTGCCTTAGCGGCTGTAGAGTTTATTTTATTGAGCAATTTTACTAAGCATCCATACCATGATATAGAATTAAGATCCATATTTTTGACTATTTCCATAATCTTATCATATACCGAATAACCAACACCTTTTATATCTGTTAAACCAAAATAAATTTTATCATCGTTTATAGTAAAGTGTTTATTAAGTTTTCTTAAATCTGGAACGCAAACAGTAACATCCATTTCTGTCGCGTTTCTAATTAATTCCTTGATCTCTTTTTGGGGATCCATCTTGTCTTTTGCGAACTTTAAATATGATGCAAAAAATACTTTGGCAAAGTGTGCTTTTGCATATGCTGATGAATATGCATTCATAGCATAACTTACAGCGTGGCTCTTGTTAAAGCTATATCTTTGACTTTTTTCTATCCAACCAAAAATTTCTTCGCTCTCATCTTCTGAGACAATATTAAGTTTTTTAACACCATCTTTGAATTTAACTTTGATTTTTGCCATTTCTTCTGGTTTCTTTTTGCCTATGGCCTTACGAAGCATATCGGCTTCTTGAAGATCGAACCCGGCCACCGCCTGAGCGATTTGCATGGCCTGTTCTTGATAAATCATCTCGCCATAGGTGGATTTTAATGAAGGCTCAAGAGAAGGATGGAAGTAATCTAATTCTTCTAGACCATTTTTTTTATCTATATAATGATCACTGATGCTTTTGCCTTCCCTATATGCCTCTAATGATCCTGGTCGCATAATACTAATCAATGCAGAAAGCTGCTCTATATTTTGTGGTTTAAGTTTTTTGGACATGCTAGAGCCTAGTCTGGACTCTAATTGGAAAACGCCTTTTGTGTTTCCTTGTGCTATCATATCCCATGTTTTGGAACATTCTAGATTCAGATTTTCTAGTTTGCCATCGAAATCTATTCTAGGAATACCATCCTGGGTATAGTCCAATACCTTAAATTTACAACCACAATCAAACGTATAGTGATGATTCATAAATATTATGCGGACGCTGTGGCGAACGCGTTTTTGAATTTAACCTTATTACCAAGATTTCTATGAAGTTTCATAAATCTAATAAGAATATCAGCCGTGGCTCTTACATCATTTAGCGCATCATGAGATCCACTATTGCCAAGACCTAGGTATTCTCTAACATTATCTAATGTATAGTTTTTTAGTTCATTGTTTCCTTCAAACCAATAAAATATAACATTCATTAGATCTATAACGTCTCGTGGATAAAAAAGAGATGTTCTTCCCTCCTTATTGACATTATTATATTTCGTACTTAGTCTTTCTATGATTCTAAGATCAAATCTATTTATATTGTATCCAGCAGCTATTGGTGCTGTAAAACAAGATTTTTTATCCGATCTTATATGATATTTCTCTAAATAAGATACGAACATTTTCCATCCATTATCCTGATTTTGATAAGATTTCCAGTCCTCTAATATTTTGGTTTTCTCGCATCCTCTAACCTTGGCATGGAAATCAAGAACATCACTATCATCATATATATAATCAGGTTTTTCATCCAATATGGATGGTTTTAGATTAATATTAAATTCTGAGTCTTTGATAATTTCTAATTTATATGGATCTATTATCAGAGAGGCAATTTGAACGGGGCTACAAAGGTCAGGATTAGCCCCGTCCGTTTCTAAATCAAATACACAAATTTTTTGTAAATTAGCCATTTGTCTCCACTACTGTGTTTCCTGGGAAAAAAGTCCTTTGATTACTATCTGTTGCAACATGACAATTAACGCTTCTGCAACAACTTACTCTAACTTCTTGGATCTTAGTATATTCTACATTATTAGCTTTAAAGTTTTCGCCCACAGCAACTTGGTCTAATGTTTTTGTTAACATTATAGTTCTCCGTTTTTTAGGTATTCTGATACAGACATGATTTTGTCCAAATAAGCTATACCCAATATATCAAATTTAATTAAACCCAAACTCTCTAGATCATTCATCTCCATGCCCGCTATCAGCTGATCATTTCTATTATCATAGACCATAGGACACAGAGATGCAAGATCTTCGGTACCTATTATTACACCAGCAGCGTGTTTGCTTTGGTTGGATTTTGTTCCTTCAAGCCTTATGGCCTGTTCAAATCTTTTTGACAATGGACCAGCCAACGAACCATCTTCTGCTATGTAGCACCATTCTTTAAGCTTGTCTGTATTATTCTCTAAGGCCCATCTAATAATTGAGGCTTCTCCGGTATCTTCTTTCATCTCTTGAAGCTCGTCGGCTATTTTTGCTTCGTCAGGAATAAATTTGGTAATAGAATTCATTTCTTCGAAAGATATATTACCATATACTCTTAGCACATCTTTTAATGCTCCTCTACCTTTCATAGTATTAAAAGTAATCATTTGTGATACTTTGCCATGTCCATATTTACTTTTTATATATTCTAATACTTGTTCTCGTTTATCTATTGGGATATCTATATCGATATCTGGCATTTGTATTCTGGCTGGAATGCTTTGTATTGGACGAGTATTATCAAGCTGATCGACAATACCATATATCCACATTATATAACTATTAATAGTGTTTTCGGATAAAATATTTTTATTTACTATTATATGATTATAGTATGATATATTTTCTGGAGCCGAAAGAACTATAGAGCATTCATGTTCAAGAAATCTATTATTTTTTTCTTGTTCTAACCTTTCGATTATAGGCTGGCTTTTAATCTCATGTACTAGTCTAGTAAGTATAGAATTTTTTTCCATTTGTAGTCTATATATAAATGATTGTTTAGTAAATATTTTGCTATAACTTTAATTTCACTCTTGTTTTGGTATATTAACTGATACAAGTCTCTATTTTTTATTTTTGTTGGTTTTTTATATTTTACAGGTAAGGCTTTGGATACTGTTTCCAAATTTTCTGGAAGATATGAACATATACCTATGTTGTAACCAGTGTAGACTTTATTTTTATTGGTTTGTTTTTTTATACTAACCCATCCATCAGCATCCCAATATCCTCTTATAAAATCTGGCCATAATAATTGATCCGACGGTAATTTTAAAGTACTATACCATGTTTTTCTTGGTATAATACCATATTTTGATATATTATTTGCTAAAATATCACTAGTAAATTGAAATGTACACCTATTATCGTAGTCTTTTACTATATTAGAGCCTATTAAAAATTTAGAAAATTTAATCAAATGTTTTTTTGATTCTGATCCCAAGCATAATTGTAGCTTATTACTATCACTAATATTTCCATCGCCAAAAATAAAACCAAGCCAATAAGCTGATGCGGCATCTAATTTAGAGAAATCATTTAATAATTTTTTTTTACTATTTTTAGTAAATCTAGTTGATTTTGCTAAACAACCACAACTTTTAACATGGTTAATCTTTATCATAGATAGTTTCTTATAACAGACATTGCCGCATTTACATTTACACTTAGCAATTGTTTCTCCTTTACTATCCGAAACTAAAGTTATTATAGTAAGTAAATTATAACTCTTATTTTTATAGTCTTTTATTTTAGCTTTCATATTGCCTCCGGAATTATACTGTTTATACACCATTTTTAAATGTTTGTATAGAAAATTCCGGAAAAGATATGTGTTCTTTTACATTCCTGCCATCGGAATAAAATCTTTCAAATAGTAATTCGTGTTTAATAGGGTCTATATCTGTAATACCTATTAAATAAGAAACCAAGCATCCGGCTGCGCTTCCTCGTCCTGGTCCTGCTAACCAATTATTATTTTTAACATATCTTAGTATGTCTTGAACAATTAGAAAATAACTACTAAGCCCAGCATTTTGCAAAACCTGTAGTTCATATTTTATTCTATCAACATAAATATCGTGTTGTGATTTGTCAATATTCGGTATAATTCTATTTTTCCAACCTTTTCTACATAATTCTCTTAAATATTCATCCGGAGAGAATCCTTCGGGACATTCGAATTTAGGTAATTTAGGTGGTGATAGTATATCAAAATTTTCTATTAGACTATCCACAAATAAAGTGTTTTCTATCTCTTCATCGCTATGAAGAGTTTTCATTTCTTCCGGAGACAGAATATAGTATTTGTCACTTTTAAAGAAACACTCCATAGGTACAGATTGATTATGAAGCATCTTAGTATTTATATCTGATAATGTTGTTTTAAGATTATTACAGAGTAATATTCTTTGATCTATAGCATCGTCTTGTTCGCAATAATGAGCATCCGGTGTGCATACCGCTTTTGTTTTACTTAATTCAGAAATTCTTCTTATTGTATCTGTCAAATATGTTTGTTGTTTTAAATATGCTTGATCAAATAGTTGTGTCTCTAGAAAAAAATTATCAGTGCCAAATATAGTTTTCATATAGTCCACAAAAGATAATCCATTATCTATAGCTTTGGATTCGTCGCATAATATCTTATCTGCTAATGTTGATCCCAAATGTCCACAAATACCTATAATGTTACCATCCAGTATTTCTGCTAATTTCGCCAAACTTAAACGCGGCTTATGATAAAAGTAATCGGGTCTGTTAGATTCGGAAACAATCTTTATTAAGGTTTTCCATCCTTGCAAATTTTTCGCCAATACCAAAAAATGTGATAATGAAGCATTTTCTTTTGTTTGTATACTCGGATCATCTTCACATATATATAATTCACAACCAAGAATTGGTTTTATATTTTTATTTCGCATTTTCTGATAGAACTGTACAGAGCCGGCGATGTTACCATGATCGGTTAAGGCACAAGAATTAATGCCTAATTTAGAACATCTATTAGCTATTTGTTCTGGACGATTAAGACCATCCAAAAGACTAAAATGCGAATGACAATGAAGAACAGAATAGGTCATACTGATCCTGGCGCTTTGTAAGATCCAAAAGAATGATTCGGGTGTTTGTACATACTCATTGTAGCATCGATCCCATAAAGTTCAAGGTCGTGCTTGACTTGTTCGCACTTTGTCATGACAGATCCTTTTTGACATATTTGTCCATCTCTATATTCCTCCAAAGGTTGTATGCTAGTATTTTCAAAAGTGGTTTTACCGAAATGGCATAATTTATTACACATCCATGTTTTATTAAGCTTAGGACGTTTTGTTTTCTTAATAATATCAAATTTTTCTCTCAACATATTTTCTGTGTCTATGAGATCGCTATCATGAAATACCATAGAAAAAGGACCACCATCATTAATAAAGTAGATAGAAAAAATTACATTTTCAATATGCGGATATAATTTTTTAATAGCATAGTGATAAATTTTAAGTTGTGGATCTTTTTCTAACTTTTCTTGGGTTTTTTCTTGACCGGTTGCCCAATCTAGTCTTCGTCCAGTATTATGTGTTGGAATATAATTTTCTGTACACAGATAAGTATTGTCTGGACTGTCTACGGAAATGCATTGAGTTTTTTGTATAATCGATTCTTCTATTTTAGAAACTCGTCTAACCCTAGATCTTCCAGATCCCCAATTTACATCCACAAGTTCTTTTTTCCTGTTCAATAGAAAAGGATTAATGTCAATTGGACGAAACGAAATAGGATATATGATTACGTTTTTTTTGTAATTTGTATCTCTTTTAATACACGCTTGATTCGGTCTTTGCCCAAGGGTTAAAAGTAGGTCTTTAACATCGTCGGATAGTTTTTTATTACAAGAAGTAAACACAGTTTGTTTTCTAATTGGATTTACATTTCCGTCTGTATCCATCAAACCCCTTAGTAAGTCTAGCCTTTGTTGAAAAGATGCTCTCAAATAAATTTTTGGTATATGTTTATTATTCAATAGATTTAAAGATTTTAGTATTTTTGTCACATTTAGGATCGATACTGTCTTATTTTTTGATCTTTTATCATTTTGAATTTTTCCTAGCTCATAACCTCTTGCTTGTATTTCTTCAAAAATTTCAGTATCATTGCCACTAATCTCGCAACCTCTATTTCTTCCGTCTCCTAACCAGACTCCTAATAGATAAGGATCTATTGGTAGGGATTGTTCATTACATTTTAATGGTTTTGTCACATTAATAGTATCGCCAATAGCTAGATCCTGTATAGATACCGTTTCACCATTAGATAATTTCCATAAATGCTCATCGTCACAAATTACCGATGTTTTGTCATCAAAAGTTACTCTGAAACATTTTTTTGTTTTGACTTTTGATTTTCCAACAACGCGACATATATTACCGTATTGATCAAAGACATTACATCCCACATTTATATCTGCAATTGTTGTCCATCCGTCAAGAGTAGGTAATTTTGTATCTAATGGCAATCCTTTCCAATCTATGACCTCAATAGTATTATCATTAGCCAAAGTTATAAGATCTATAGTGCCTTTTAAGCCCAAATATCCATCTAGTTTTTGATTATTAATATTATACTCGTATTTAGCCCATGGTTTTTCTATTACCAAATCAAAGTGTTGTTCTGGTCTAAGAATGGTGCGATTTCTAGGATCAAACATACCGCCATTAAATTCTATAGCCTTGTAAACCCAATTATAGCAGTCCTTATAGTCTTTTAGAGTCCAAGTATGATGACTATTAGCGGTACTATAATGCTTGTATACTTTTTCTATTATGGTATTAAGACTATAGTCATTTATATCTATAAGACCTAAGAATTCGTCGTCGTTTATATGAGATAATTTATCTTGCTGACCTTGTTTGATCATGGCAAGAATTTCTAAAACTTTATGGACTATTGTTCCTTTATCCGCCTTTTGTCCACTTGGACCCCTCCATCCTAGTACATATTCAAAAAAATATTGTTGTTCGCACATAGAATGGGCATTATAAGACGAACTACGGAAATAAGTTATAATCATGATATCCTATTATTGGGGTAGTACATTAAAATGTAACATAAGTTTTTTAAGTTTATCGTATTGCTCTCTAACTGTCATATGTTCATTATTAATGATAGCATTAAAATTATTCCAATCATATCTACAAGCGTCTAATATTGATTCGCTAATATGTTCTGATTTGTGTGGATTTCTATTTAGTCGAAATACTATTCCTCCATTATTTTTTATAGCTTCTACTTCATTAGGAAATCTACAATCAGAAACTATAACAACTTGAAGTTTACTCTTTTTAATTTTATTGATAAGAGCATTTACCCAAACATTATTATTTAATTTTCTAAATAAGTCAGTACCTATTAATTGCATTAAATCTCTAGCTGTTAGTTGCTTATCTTCCCAATAGGCATCAACTAGTTCATTCTTGTTATGATCTTCACCATAACATTGAACATATGATAATCCAAACATATTCATGCATATGTCTTCTTTTAATGGGTCTGCAAAGTTATATATTTCAACATCAGAATATCCATTGGATAATAATAATCCTTTTAAAAATTCTGAACAAATAGTTTTGCCAGACTGCTTACGGCCAGAAAATGCTATTATTTTAGTATTCATTAGTATTTATCTTTTAATTGTGGTAAAATAATCTCTTTTACTTCAGCTACTGACATATCAGCAACATCACTGTGGTCAATATCAATATAGAAAACATTATATGTTTTATGACATTTATCATAGATTTTTTGAGCAGCTCTTTTGCCAGCGTCGTCATTGTCCATAAGTATATATATACTCATTGCTCCAGAAATATCCAATAACAATTTTTGTTTTTCTTGTAATACAGAGCCGAATAGGGCTACGCTATTATGAATTCCGGCCTCTTCTAATCTCCAAACATTTCCTGGACTTTCGACCAGCACAACATTTTTATTTTGTTGTATATAGTCTTTTGCATACCATAGATTATATAGATATTCTTGTGTTTTAAATCCCTTATTATGTTTCCACTTAGAATATTGCCATAAATAATCTGAATTTGGACAATCTTTTGTTAAATTATGATAACTTTTACATTTAGAGCATTGAGTAAAAATACTTCTACCAGAACAACCTACCATATGTTCATGAGTGTCGTCGTATACTGGCACAACAGCCCTATCGCCCATTTCTTTTTCGGAACTTAAACATTCACCAACATCATATTTGATAAGTATCTCAGAAGAAAATCCTCTACTAATAAAATAATCTGATGGAATTTTTAAATTCTTTACTATTTTATCTCTTGTGATTTTAGGAGTATCGTCAACAGATCTAATATCTGTTTGTATATTATTAACAATATTTACAAAATTATTTTTTTCTACTTCTTTTTTACTAACTTTTATTTGACTAGGATTCTTTTTAGTAAAATTAATAGCATATTCTACAGCATCATTAAAAGAAACGGTTGGATCGCCCGGTCCTGTCCAACCATTTTGTTTAGACAAACAACCTCTTATAAATCCTATAATAGATCCTTTGAATGTTTCTTCGCATTGATGCGTTCTGCATTTCCAGTTGCCTCTATATGAGTCTCCTTTGTAATATAAATTACAAGCAGAATTATTATCTCCGCCATGAATTGGACATCTCATGGCTATCATGCGATCAAAAGTTTTGTATTCTCCAACATTTAAATTATCTAGTAAATTATCTATATCTTCACATAAATAATCAGATAGTACTTTAAGTTGTTGTTGATTATACGAACGGGATTTCTTGATCGTCATTGTTGTTCTCATCATTAACGATAAATCCTTTGTCTGTGTTAGTATTATTATTTACTAATTCCAATCTTGTCTTACCTTCTTCAATTTTTGCACACCAGCCCTTCATGTGACAATTAATATAGTCATTGTCGTCTAGGCCTCCACCATGTCTACTAATAATAGGAACAAGTTTTCTATTACCGTTAGTCGGTCCGTCTTCGGCAATCTCTTCGTCGCTTTTTCTTTTGAAAATAGTAAAATTGCTACATAACCATATTATACGATCAGAGCCGCTGGCGGTATCTGTGGTTTCTTTTGTTATACCATCCCTATTTAATTGTATAAAACCAAGAATAGGAACTTTATATCTGACAGCAAAATTATGTAAGCTTGTCATCATAAAACCTAAAACCTGATACTCTTTCATATCCTGAGATATTCCTGCACTATCCATTAGTTTTAGATAATCATAAACAATAACGCAGTCTTTGGCTGTTCCATCTGGGTGTAGCCCAACCTCCTTAACAAGCCATCTTCTCATGATAGCCAATTGTTCTTCAAATGGTTTACCAGCGATTGACTTGTAATACAGTCTAACATCTTTAAGTTCTTTTTGAGCCGTTTGTAATCTATTATTTTTATCCGGAGACTCAAATGCTTTACCGGTTTCTATACTTGAAATCTCTATTTCTGTCATCATGGCCAAAACTCTATTAAGATGATCGTCTGTGCTCATCTCGGTGTCCATATTTAATACTGGCACTTTGACATTTTTTGCTATGTGTAAACCAATATTATCTGCTAGCAGAGTCTTACCAGTTTTTGGTCTTGCTGCTATAATACTTACTGATCCTTTTCTAAGACCACCACCTATAGCATTGTCATAAACATGAAATCCTGTAGATATGCCAACTTGATCAATGGGATTTTCTTTGATATTATTGATATAATCATCAACGATATTTGCTATACAAACAGGATTATTGTCGGTATCATTTAGCAGTGTTGAGAAATTGAAGATACTATCTTCTGCTAATCCTATAATCGACGATATTGGTTCGGCACCGGTTATATCTAATAATTTTTCTTTTGCTTCTTCTAGTTGATCTCTAAGCAATCTAGCTATTTGTAGTTTTCTAATTTTAGCTGCAAATTTTCTAACATTTTCTAGATTAACCGGAAAATCTATAATAGCTTTTAAATGTTGAGTCTCATTTTTTTGAGATAAAATATGACCAAAATTTAATGATTGAGCAACAGATAGGATTGATGCTATATCTATGGAAGGACTATGATCTTTTTCACATATCTCTTTTATTACTTGATATATCATTATATTACTATCAACAGTAAATGTTGATGGCTGTATAATATCCGCAATATCTAAGTATGCATTTTCACCGTATTTGCATATTCCAGACAATACCGCTCTTTCTGCGGCAGGATCACAAAGTATCATTTTTCATCCAGCGTTTGTTGAACAGTTATTACATTTATAGCGAGAAGGACTATCATGCACAAGGGCCGGATTTATATTTTCTGTTTTTCCACACACCCTGCATTTCACAGATACCGGCTCGTATTCTCTTGTTCGTGCAACTGGTGGATGTTTTGCTAATTTTTCATCTATTAGATTATCATCTTTGTGCATATGAAACTCACTCATTTTTTCAAATTTATTACCAGACTGTGCTGGAAGTCTTTTATTTTTAGTACGGATACTATTTGTTAGTTGAGTATCTTCGCTCTCGACAGAGGAAATCTCTTCTTTTGTTTCAGCTTTTTCGTCTGGTAACAAAGACTGAAGTACGGTAATTAAATTTTTTATTTGTTCTGGGTTGTTTAATAAATCTTTAAGATCCATGTTTACTTTTACTCTTTTGGATGGAAATCATAACATCAGATAAGTTTTTTATACTATTAGCCAGATATTGCAATCTATCACTACGTTGTTTTGCATATTTTTTTATACTATTCAATCCATTAGCTTTTTCATTATGTTTAATAGCCTGTATTGATTTTTCAATATAACCATATCCTTTATAGTTATTAATATCGTCTGCTATAACTTCTTTTATATTTTCGTCCGCCCAGTTATATCTTGCTATTTCTCTATTTAAACTACGTTGTACATAGAAAGAGAATTGGGATAATCTATATGATATTTGCGCACAATCTTCTGGACTTAATTTCTCTATTTCATCTCTGTTCATTGATGTATATTTATTAATTTCTTCCGATGGTATAATACTAGCAGAGAATTCTGATAAACCTATAGAATTTTCGTATTCGTCTAAAATCTTATCCCAATACTGTAATTCTTCTTTAGATGATTTGCTGTTCATGATTTATTCTTTGTGTCCATTGATCTATATTTTCATGATATGGTAATTCTATGTATCTTATATTATTAATATTGCACCATTCTGATTTTTCTCTATCTTTTTTTTGAGCTTTAAGAAAACTCATCATGTTACCATGATAATATGGTACATACTTATAGTGTTGTTCTCCATGAACCTCAACACACCATTTTAATAGTGGTAGATAAAAATCTAAATATGCTATTTGGCCTTTTCTTATTGGTATCAAAACTTCTTCCAAGATTTGTAGTGTTGGATGAAGAGAAATTAATAGGTTTCTTGCCTGCAAATGGTACGATGACTTATTTTGTATTTTACCTTTTGAAACGTAACCTGTCAAGGCCCAAGAAACAACTTCTCCATCCAAGTTAGTTATATTCATTACTTTTTAATACCCAACAGGCTTTTAACAGAATCTTCGACCTCTTTTGCTATTTCTGGATTTTCCATCAAAAATATTCTGGTTTTTTCTGCTCCTTGAAATTTATGAGAGTCTTTGCTGGTTTTGATGGTATACCATGCTCCACCTTTATTTATAACTCCGACGTCTGAGGCCAAATTGACAAGTTCTGTGAGCTTATCTATACCTTCGTTATAGCGAATAAAGCTTTTTGCTACTCCTCCAGGAGGACCGAGAGCAGAACAAATAACTTGCCATTCAACCTCTTGGCCTATCTGAGTATCGTCTGCTCCTAAAGACCATGGCTTAGAACTTTTTGCTCGTAGTTTAATATCGGTTTGATACGCAATACCTTGACCGCTTTTCTCCTTAAATTCTGCCCCATATCCTGTTGGATTACCCATCAAATGAGTAATCCCAATCACAATATTTTTATTTACAGGAATAACATTAGAAACTTTTCTACAGAATTTAGCTAATAATTTTGCACCATCTGCTCTTTGCATTTTATCCATATCGCTGGTGATTTCAGCTTCTGTGCATAGCGCAGAATAAGAATCGATAATTACTATCGAACCAGGAATTTCATTAATAATTCTTTCTGCTATTTGTAGATATTCTTCAGCATGTAAAATCTTACCCTGTTGAGATCCTATAATATGAAATCGAGTTAAATCTAATCCCTTAATACCCAATAAATCTCTTTGTTTTAGTCTACCTTCGATATTTAGGTAGTACACTTCTCTGGGATTTTTAAGATCTCCTTGGTATTCTGGTTTTTGTGCTGTGGTGGCAAAGTCCAGTGAGGATAAAGTTTTTCCACATTTAGGTTGTCCTGTAAATATCACAAAACTACCTTCTGGTATTCCTCCGCCTAGAACTATATCCAGAGCAGGACTAATAGGAATAGTGAGTATCTTTTTTTCTACCAGTGAATTACCTGATAATATAATATCGTCTCCAAAATTTTTAATTATATCTTCTTTAAGACTCATTATCTATATCCTCTAGTTTTGAAAGTATATTATTAGATTTTTTATGATTGTTTGTTTTATATTTTTTATGAGATGATCTGTCTATATCTTTTGAAAATTCTTTGTTTTGTGAATCTAAGATTTTCTGATGATGTTCTATAATAGGTTTGAGCATGGGCGCTCGCAACGAATAAGTATTTACGGTTTTGCTATCTTGTAAGGCTTTTACTATAGCCAAAGGATTATATTGTTTAACTAACTTATTTGCTGTTGCAATCTGATTTCTATAAAAAGCAGACCATTCTTTATTTAGCCAAAATTTATAGTGAATATCTTTTTTGTCAAGTTTTGCCTTTTTTTCACAAATAATTTCTGTGATATATTGGGCAGCAGATACTTCCTTATTATTGGAGTATCTAGATATGAATTTCATTTGGTGAACGGTTTGAATATATGGTCTGGTGACTTTTGCGGATTAGATAATTTTGATCTGTTATGATCGTTCATCATAGATGCTTCTTGTGTCATAATAGCAACGGTGTTATTTTTTTTAACAGCAGTTTTTGTTATCATCAAATCTTTAGCTGTCGGTTGTTGATTCACCTTTATCAGATTTTCTGATTCTATCACAGATTGTACACTCTCAACAGATAAATTGGTTTCAGAAGCTATCTGTTCTGTTGTAAAATTCTGAGAAAATAAATATTTGATAGCGTAAATATTATTTTTTGATATTTTTGCCATTACATCCTCTCTCTTTCTGCTTTGATCAGCCAAGCTGAATTGCCTGTTAATAAAAAATTTAGATAAAATGAAAATGTGGTAGAGTTTACAGATACAAATTTACTAGCTGGTCTTACAACATTATGTAGAAAACTGTAGCTTTGTTCTCTGTCCAATTTTGATATTGGATTAAATAATTGATTATTGTTTGAAACTTTTATTTGATAAAACGCATTATTATCTTTATACAAGATTTTGGCTAATGTATTAGAATTCTCAGAAATAGTTCTACCATAATTATTATCATCTATAAAATCAGCATACTCTTTTTGACAAAAATATTGATTTTGTAATATTTTTTTTGTATTTGTGTCTTGTTTAAAAATGAAATTTTCAGTTATATTTTGATCCATTGACTTCTGCTTTCTCTGCTGATGTTAGCATACAGTTTTCTAGGTAATTAAAAAATATTTTTACATATTCATTATGGTCGTTTCCAGATGGCACCGGTATAAAATAATTATTAGCATAAACGTTTCTGTGTTCTGGAAATTCGGAGCCTTCTATATTTTCCATAATATTTGCTGTCATATTTATGAATATTTCGTATTGAGCATTGGTTTGTTTTCTAATTTTATTTATATCGTCAAAAATATACTTATATTCTGATAGATTTACAGACTCTTCATCTGTTATTTGTTTTATTTGGTTTCTTAAAAAGTCTGCATAGTCAGTACCAGATGGTAAGGGCTGATTATCCATATGTTAAGTCCATTTCGTTTTTGGTGGTTTTTTTATTCTATTCATACCTTTTGGTAAAACATTATCGTTTGTTGATTTATATGAATTATGTTTTGAATAAAGGGTTTGTTTTTGGTCATCGCTCAGTCTGTCTCTATTCCTATTAGCTAAATCCCCGATGGTTTTTAGTTCACTATCATGTTTTTTAATAGATCCTTGAATGCTTGATACATCATCAGCATAACTTCTTTCTGTTTGTTTGCTGTTACACAAACTACATTTTGGAGAAGCTATATAGTCTTTAATATAAAAAAATAGTTCAAATTTTTTGGAACAGGAGTTGCATATGTATGTGTAGGTCGGCATGATTTATTTTAGGTCTCTTTGAGCATCTTTTAGCCAAGATAGATTTTTTGTCTTTAGAAAAGTTATGTATTTTTGAAATACTTGTGGGGTGACCTCTTTAAAATCCCATTCGCTTTTACATATGCTATTAATAAATGATAAAGAATTTTTTTCTTCTATAGAAGATAGAATTTTCTTAGGATTGAAAATTTTTGAATTTGGATCCAATTTAATGTAATATCTACCATAAGATTTATCATTATCGGTAAAATGTTTTGGTTTTTTAGAAAATACTATTTTAGCAACAGCATTTGACATATTCTCGTTGTTTAATCTTGGATATCCATCATCATCAAGATAGTCTTCGAGTCCTAATAAACAATAAAATTTATCTTCATTAGAAGTAGATCGATTTGTATTAAAAATAGCCATCTATATATTTTATCCATTCTTTTTGGTCTGAATCACTACTATATATAGTAGGAAGTTCTTTTGCTAGCGGCAAGTATCTTGGCTCATAAAATGGTTTTTTAGGAACATTCAGTAATTTCATATTAGCTTGTTCGGGCGTTTTATTTGATTTTTTCCTATTACATTTAACACAAGCGGTTGCTATATTTAGCCAATTAGTAGCATCCTTTTTATTAGGATGAAATTGACTTTTTGGAATAACATGATCATAAGTTAATTCGTTATGATTAAATCTTAATCCACAATACTGACAAGTATGATCGTCTCTGATAAATAGATTTTTTCTAGAAAATTTTAATGATCTATTATGAATGTTGAAATATTTTTGCGTTTTTGCCACTAATGGAACTTTAAATTGTTTATCATTAGTTCCTTGAATATATTTGTCTTTATAATATTCAATAATTTCTATCTTAAAAGTTGGATTATCCTCATATTTTATAGACCAAATAATAGCTTTTTGCCAACTAATAATTCTTAATGGTGAATAATCAGCATTTAATAATAAACACTTACTATTTTCTGCCTTGTTCATAATTATCTAGTTTTGCTAAAATTTTAGCTATAATAGGATTACGAATGATATCATGATCAGTTAATGTAGCGATACCTATACCATCTACATCCGATAAATTTTTTATCATTTCATGAAAACCACCCTGTAAATGTCTAGCAAGATCTGATTGCGAAACATCTCCAGTTAATACCATTTTACTGTTTTGACCAATTCTTGTCAATAGCATTTTTAGTTGTTCATAGGAAGCGTTTTGGCATTCGTCTGCTACTATAAAACAATCATGAAAATTTCTTCCTCTCATAAATCCCAAAGGAACAATTTCTATCTTATTATTTAATTTAAGAGTTGCGTTTAATGCTGGACCAATAAAATAATTTATCTCATCTTCTATAGGTAATAGATAAGGAAATAATTTTTCTTCATATTTGCCTGGAAGGTAACCTATTTTTTCTCCTGCTTCAACAACTGGTCTGGTTATTATGATTTTTTTGATTTTATCTTCTAATAAATGTTCTAAGGCTAAGCCAACAGCGCAATGAGTTTTGCCACTACCGGCACTACCTTGACAAAAAGTAATAGTATTTTCTATGATAGATCGTATATATTCTTTTTGATTTTCTGTTCTTGGCTTTAATCTATTCCTAGATGATAGTCTTGTATTATCTTGATTAAGGGGCGAATTTGTGAGATCAATGATTTTTTCTTTTCTAGTGCTACCATTTTTTTTCTTTCTCAAGTTATGCCCTTTATAATAAGTTATATATTAATAACGACATATTAATATACACCATATATCATATTACAAACGACTTAAGATCAGGAGCTTTCCATCCTTCTGGTTTTAGTACTTTGCCATCTTCTCTCTTTTTTACTTTTCCTGTAACAGGGTCCACTTTAGCAAAATTCGTTTTCATAACTTCGTCCCATGCTCCTTGAGCATTACTACCAGTGCTATTTATAGCACCTGCCGTAACCACAATAATATCTATTAAGGCATCTAGTATTTCTACTCTATCTATATTGTTGATAGCCTCCTGAAGCTCCGACACTTCTTCTTTTATAAGAGTGTGATACATATCAAATTGAGATTGATTCCACTCGCATACTGTTTGATCACAGGCTACCATAAACTTGGTTTGGTCTTCAAACACATTACCCATAATTTAATATCCTTTATATTAAGATTCACAGTTTGTACAAGCTAAAATATTACGTGCTAATTCTTGTGCTGGATTAGCACTTCGTTGATAATAAAAGGTTTTGATTCCTAATTTCCATCCTTCTATGAGAAGATCACTAACTTGTTTTGGTGGTATGTCTGGCCCAATCATTAGATTCAAAGATTGAGACTGATCTATATATTTTTGTCTTTGAGATGCTTGAATAATAATTTCTTTCTGACTAATTTCGCCGAATGTTTTAAATACTTCTTTTTCGTTATCAGATAAAAACTTTAGATGCTGAACAGAACCTCCTTTAACCAAGATACTCTTCCAAACTGTTTCATCATTTTTATTATATTTTTTGAGAATTTCTTTTAGATGAGGATTCTTATAGGTGAATTTCCCTTTTGCTAAATTCTTAACAAAATAATTACTATTCAATGGCTCTATACTAGGACTAACTTGTCCTAATATAAAACTACTACTAGTTGTAGGGGCGATGGCTAATGTTGTGACGTTTCTACGACCATATCCTTCGAGAATAGGAGCTTCTCCGAATTTTTCTGCTAATTCTTTTGATGCTTTGTCTGATCGTTCTCTAATAGTTTGCCACATATTAGCATTAATGAGTTTAGCTTGCATACTTTCAAAACTTATCATTTTGCTTTGAAGATACGAATGCCATCCTAATACCCCCATACCTAATGCTCTATGATTTAGAGCAAAGTTTCTGGCACTCTTCATAAAACGAATATTCTCTGTTTTATTTACAAACTCTTGATTAACACTGTCTAAGAAATATATAAGAGTTTCTATCGCATCTGTTTGTATTATTTCGTCCCAATGAAGCAGATTAAGAGAACTTAGAACACAAACAAAACTATTATTTTCGTCTGATGCTAAAGTAATTTCCGAACATAGATTACTACTATTTATTTTTATAATCTTGTCTTTATAAGCTTGTGGAGCATTATTGTTTACAGTATCATAAAAGAATATGTATGGATATCCACTTTCAAATCGTTTTTGAATAATTTTAGCCCAAATTTTTCTTTTATGTTTGTCTCCTTCAACCATACTATTCATCCATTCATCAGTGATGGTAACGCCAATACTCATATTTTGAATAGGATGGCCTTCATTACGAATTTGTAAAAATTCCTCTATATCAGGATGCTCTACGGGTAAATATGCTGCAAAACTTCCTCTTCGTGCTGATCCTTGACTAATCACATCTGCTACTTTATCAAACAACTCCATAAAGTGAACAGGGCCGCTACTTTCTCCACCAACGCTAATACTTGCTCCTCGTGATCTTAACTCACCAAAATAACCACTAGTACCACCCCCTAATTTGCTCATCATACCAACTTCGGCCACTTTATACAGGATACTGTCCATCCTATCTCCAATATGAGAATTGAAGCAACTAACCGGTAATCCTCGGGAATTGCCATAATTGGTCCATACTGGGGTGGACAATGAGTAAAATCCTAAACTCATATAACGTTCAAATTTTTCTGCAAAACCCGGGATGTTTAATAGTCTCTCAGAGTTTTGCGATATGCTTTTTATTCTATCTTCTGGAGAAACACCTTGTTCAAGGTATCCTCTTTCTAAGAATAAGCGACTATGCGAATTAAGCCAATAGTACGGTTGCGTTGTCATTTAAAGTCCTATAAACCATTAATAATGATTAAAACAAAGCCTCTATATCAAACGATAGGGCTTTCTTAGAGTATTCTACGGGGCGAGAATGAAAGAAATCGGTCATATTGTTACCAAGAATCTGTTCATCAAACCACAGTGTTTTTGATAACAATTTTTGATCAATATCGAATACCGGTTCGTATCCTATTTGATCTAGTGATTCGTTTAATCTATTTTTAATAAATTCTTTAAGAAGATCGGAGTTTAAGTTTTCTTCTGCATAGCCATTAACAATCCAGTCAATTATTTCACATTCGTATCTAACTGCTTCTTTAGACTCGTGAATAATCTTATCTTCTAGTTCTTTATCGAACAGTTCTGGATATTCTTGTTTGATGGTATTGATTATTTTAATACCTATCATAGCATGAAGATTCTCTTCTCTGCTAGTATATTCAACTTGTTTATTTGTGTCTTTAAGCAAATTCAAGAATCTGCCAAAATAACTAATAGTATAAAATTGAGAAAATAATGCTATGTTCTCAACAAATAGAGTAAATAGAATAAGAGAATAAATAAATTGTTTTTTATTGTCTTGATGAAATTTATGCAAATGCTTACGAAGGTAATTCACTCTGCCTTTGATAATATCTAATTCTAGAATTTTTTCAAAGTTATCATCTATACCTAAAACCTCCAAAAGTCTTTCGTAGGCATCACCATGAATAACTTCCACATGAGCCATTGTGTAACCTAAATCATTAAGAGAAGGATGAGGTAAATTATCACCAAGTTTGGCCCAAAATTTCTTTACACTAATTTCTAATTGACCAATGGTGGATAATGCTCTAACAATAATCTGTTTTTGTTGTTCTGTTAAATTTACTCTAAAATCTTGAACATCGCTACTAAAATTAAATTCGCGATGAGTCCAGAACCCATTATGCATAGCTTCTATAAAGTCTTGGGTCCAAGGATAATTGTCGGGTTTTCTGGAAATTTGTTCGTCGAATATCATAATGGTTTTCTTTCTTTTTTTACTAAAATAGCAGCTAAACCTAATATTGTTAAAGTTGTAAATTCTTTGCCAATAGGATTAAAGTTTTCTATTAGATATAGTTGTACGAAGTATATGATAGATAAAATATAAAATAGGGTAACCATCATATTACACCATTCAATTGTCTCAGCCATTCAAGATTTGGATCTATATAAGAAATTTTCATGCCACTCATTTCAACGAACATATCGAATCTATTTTTTGCATCATTATCAAATAAAATTGTGCCATGATCGTCTATCATATAAACTGTATCTATGCCCTCTTGGTGTAGAGCTATTATGCAATCATTACAGCATTGACCAGTAACATAAGCTGTGCCACCATCCGGTCTAACAACACAATTAGCAAGAGCATTTCTTTCGCTGTGTACCATCCAATGGTATTTTTCAGGTCTTGTTAGAGGTAATCGGCTATCGTCCAACCCTTTGGGAAATCCATTGTATCCTACCCCGAGAATACGATTTTGTTTATCGGTTATGACACATCCGTGCTGAGTATGAATATCGTGGCTTCTTTGAGAAACCACTTTGGCTAGCCCGAGAAAATAATCGGTCCATGACGGTCTGTTTTTTGATTGTATCATTCATGTATTATACTGTCATTCCTGATCGTGTCAACCCGTTTTTGTATGATCGTGGCTTTGTCAACAAACTCATATTTTTGAATAGGATTTGGTAACATATGATGCCATTCGATTGTGAAATTTGATTCTGATTCATCTAATATGTGACCATAAACATTAAGATCTTCTTGTAAATAACAGTCATTATTATATAGTTTTACCATATGAAAATAATTATTTGGAGCTTTAGTGTTTAAAATCTTTATATATTGTAGTTGAGGATAATAAAAATTAAGATGATTATATGGAATAATATAACCAAATATTCTTTCCAAAGAATGAGAATACGTTCCCAGAATTGATTCATTTACTTTTTTAGTCTCTTGAGATAATAATTTCTGAAGCAAATGGTTGTGGGGTAGAAAATGCTGTTTAAATAACTCTGTTTTGCTCATAAACATATTACCACCAAAAAAAGAATATTGATATATGTTAGAATATTGAATATTTAATATGTCACACAAATATAAAATTTTTTGATTATGATATAGTTCATTATTACTAGATAGTAAAAATTTATTACCAATAGCGCCACAGTTGCTATGATGTATTGTTTTATAGTTGTTATTAAAAATATCATTATCACCAAAAAAATCGTGTAATAAAATGTGTCTCCAAGCAATTTGATTGTATTGTCCTAATAAGCTTTTTTTACTATGTAGTTTTATAAAATATGGTTCTTTAATTAATTCTAAAATATTGAGAAAAGGAGCAACATCTGCTCCATAATTATCACAAAATAAAATTGTTGTATCAAAATTTTTTTCTGCATTTTTTATAATATGTTTTTGAGATCCATTATCGTTATACAAACAGAGATATAGATGGATATGATCCTTAAAAGGAGATAATATCTGTAAAAAATTGCTCCATAAATCTAAATAATACAAAGATAAACTAATAGCTAATTTATTCATCTTGTATATTAGGATAAAAGTTTTGTAGCAAAAGAATTTCGAATTGAAGTAAAGATTTAAGATTTTGTAAAACTTTTTTGGATATATTTGCGTTATAATTATTGGTATTTACTCTTGATTCTTCCAAAATAAGACCGAATGGATTGTTATGATTCAATTCTGTAATTGATTCATTCATATAATCTGATTTTATAATAAAATTATATTTTGATAATTCTTCTATAGCGATATTATATTTTGTTTCTATATCTAAGTTTAGATGGCTATATTTAAAATATGTTAAGTAATCTATGGTTATGTTGCCGTATTCTTTAGTTTTTTCTTTTAGTATATTGTATGAACAGTATTCTGGATTTAATTTATCAAAAAAATACATATGGCTAATAAATCTTAATATAGGATGTCTAATACTAATAATCCTGAATGTTGAAGAAATATCTAAATTAAAAGTTTTTTCAAAAAAATATGCATGGCTATGATCAGCAAATAATTTTGTGTCATTATGAATAATAGGTATATATTGGTTATCTTTTTGTAAACACATATTATTATGTGTAAATTCTGATATATATATTGGAGTTTGTGAGAAATATGAGTTGGATAAACAAGCTTTATATAAGGATGTTTTAAAGCTACTTCCTCCACACTTTGGGGTATGATTAAAAACAAGATGAGAAAAATTATTCATAAAATAAATTTTTTATAATTACTGCAATAGATGATGGATTTTCTCTGGTTCCTTTTAATAGAATATCTTCTACACTGGCAAATGTTTCGATATATAATTTTTCTGATAATGTAGCAAAATTACTATTCCATATTTTGTGATGCATTAAATTTTCAATATTATCTATTGTAAATTTTCCCAATTCATATATTTTTTCGCACCAAGGTGCGTGTAAATCTTCTATAATATATGTTCTACAAAAAGGGAATAAGCAAGCAAAAGAGGTCTCGATGCTTTCTTGTGAATGTAAACCATCGTCTAGTATCAGATCATATATACCGGTTATATTTTCTAGTATCTCTTTTCTTTTAGTTTGATTTACATTTTTTAATACTGTATTTTCTATAGTTGGTATATTATTGATATCCCATCCTTCTATAATTGTTTCTACATTTAGCCATTCTCTCCACATTCTTATAGATGCACCGTCTTTTATTCCTATTTCTAATATTTTTTTGAATGTGTCTTTTTTTAGATTAAGATATTGTTCATAAAAATCTAAATATTTATGATAAGTAGCTTTATCTGTATTATATTTTATTCCTATTTTTTGAAGTTCCATGTTAAATATTTTCTTTTATATAGTTATTAATATCTAATATATCATACATATATTCTGTATCTTGATTAGATAATATTGTTGTAAAGTTTTGGTTAGTTTTTTGATTATAATATTTAGAATAAGAGTCTGCCTGGTATGTATTTCTATAACACCTGGGTATCAAAGGATAAAAGGTATGCATATCCAAATTATTGCAAACTTGACCAAAATATATATCTCCTTCTGGTTTTAGTCCTCTTAAATATCCAAAATTTTTCCATATTTTATATGTGATGCCGAACTCGAAACTGGGAATCCAATTAGCATAATATATTTTATCTATATGGGAGTGTGGGAAATCGTATTTTTCTGGACTATACATCAAAGATCCGGATATTGCAAATGTTTTTGGATATTTATATACATAATGATTGTACATATATTCGTGATATAGTAAAAAATCTTTAGAGACAACGCAATCATCTTCTAAAAATATAACATAATCACTAAATTTAAAACCAAGATTTATAATTGTTTGACATGCTTTGTATGGGCCATAATTTGTATTTAATATTATTAAGTTTATTAATTTAAAATTATATTTTTTTAAAGCAATATATTTTATAAGTTCTTTTTTTAATATTTTGTTTTGTATTATCCAATCATTTTTATCTAAATATGGCATATTATTTGTTGAATCTATACTTATAAGTATTTGATATTTATGAGAATTTACACAATTATTTAAAGTATCAAGTAATAAAAAAGTATCTTTTATTTTAATAAATGTATTGATGCAAATTATATTGTTCATTTTATTTTAAAATTTTTTATAACATCTATAAATTTAAGTCTATTAATTTCTTGAAATCGCTTTGTTCCATTCTCAATGTTTGTACCAGCGCTAGATCCTTCATTATGAATAGCTATCGCTCTAGGTTCATATAAGGTATTTAAACCAAAGGAATGTCCTCTGTATTGTAATTCGCTATCCTCATAATACATAGGATAAAATATAGTATTAAATACGCCTATTCTATTTATGGTTTCTCTTTTGATTAATAAAAAACATCCGGAACAATATCCAACATATTTAGGTATATTATATATGAGACTATTTGGATCATCATATCTTCCTATATTTCTACCAAATCCGTCTTCATACAATTCTGCCCCTGCTTCCGCTAATCTTCCATCAGGAAAAATAGTTTTACCGCCAACAAAACCAATATCTCCGGAAGAATATGCGGATGATACCATATGCGATAGCCAATCTTCTGATACTATTTCAATATCATCGTTAATCAATACTACATCAGAATTTTTATATTTTATATCTAGCATTACTTTATTATTTGGAATAATAAAAAATTCATTACTTTTATTTTTAATATAGGTAACTTTATTTTCTATGTTATTTTCTTTTAAAAAATCTCCTATAGAATTTTCTATTTGCTGTGTTGTGCTATTATCTGTAACTACTATATGATAATTTTTATAGCTTGTTTTTCTTATGATAGAAGATAGGCATTTGTATAGTCGTTCTTTGTTATTAAAAGCAACAATACTGATCACCATATGTTTATCTTCTAATGTATTTTTTAAAACATCAATACTTCTTTGTGTAGACACTATATTATGTATATGTTTTTGTCCTAAATTTGCTATTTTTTGTTGTTCATTGATGTTGTTTTTATAGAAAGCACATAAACTTTTAACAAAACTATCGTTACTAGTACAAATAAATCCATTTACAGAGTCAGTAAGATTTATGCCCTCATTACCTATTGGTGACGTTATAATTGCGAGATTTGCCATAGCAGCGTCGCATATTTTGCCTTTTATACCAGCACCCCAATTTAATGGGGCTAATAATACCGAACATTTTGAATATATACTGTTCAAATCAGAAACATGATCAGTAATAATTATCTGTTTATCATTATAAATATCAGAAGAAAAATTGATATTTTTACTATTAGGACCAACAATAAATAATTTTGGTTTTTGGTAAATAATATTTTTGTATTCTTTAGTTTCTTGAAATTTTTTATATATTTCAACAGCTTGTTGTGCGGCATCTATATTTGGGCGATGATCATAACTACCAATAAATAAAATATTATATTCTATTTTTTTTATATTTTTAGGATCATGAATATTACTAAGAATTTTAATATTATTATTATATCCTATTTCTTTTTGTAGAAATATTTTATCATCATTTGTAACAGTAAATATAACATTCGCTTTTTTATAAGTATTTATTTCTTTGTTTTTATTACTATATAATAGTTCGTCTGTGATATTTAATAATCCCGCATTTTTTCCTCTGTGTTCTCTAATCCAATGTATATCAACAGTATCAATAATAATTTTAATATTAGGATAATAAGATTTTACAATATCAATATATTGATCTGCTATATCATACCAAGAAAATATTGCATTGTTATATATAATATTATTATCAGCTGCTTTTTTTAGATTTATATCAAAATATTTATTATTTTTTATGTCTGGTAAATTAATTGTTATACCTAGTTGTTGTAATTTTTTAATATGATAATTTTTTTTATATCCATTACAAAAAAAAGATACGTTATATTTTAAATATAATTTTAGAATTGTTAGTATTTGTAAAAGTCTATTACCCCCGCTACTCATGTCGTAGTCTGGTGCGATTGGTGAAAAATAGAGTAGATTTTTTCCACTATTCCAAAATTCTGCATTATTTTTTGTTTTATAATCTATATAACGTCTATTTTGTTTGATTCCAAAATTTAGATAGTGTTCTATACATGCTTTATCATTTGGTAATATTGATTGTATATCTTTGTTAATCTCAAAATATTTTTTAGGATTAAAGTTTATTGGTAACATGCTATAGTTAGTCATTATAATATAAACCTATTTTAAGATTATGATGAGATACTATATATCCAAATATTCTTTCTAAAGAGTGAGTATACGTTCCGTGTTCTTCATTAATTTTATTTTTTTCATTTTTCAGATAAGACTCAAGTATCGAATACTGCGGCAGTAATATTTGTTTAAACATATTAGTTTTACTAATAAAGGTTGATCCAGCAAAAAATGGACTATTTTTTAATTTAGTATAATTTAATTGTAGTAAATTGCATAATGTTTTTATTTTATTTATATGTATAGATTTATCATTATTATGTAGTAAATATTTTTTATTTCCTATCATTCCTATTGTGGGTAATGATAATGTTTTAATAGCACGATCTACAATAGATGGTTTAAGTAAATGATTTAAATCATATCTCCAATTGGTATTTCCGTATCCCCATAAACTTTTTTTACTGTGTGTTTTTATAAAGAATGGTTCGGAGATAGCTTTTAACTGATATAAAAATGGTGCTATATCAGCTCCATAATTTTCATGGAAACTTAGAGAATAGTTCCAAGACAAATTAGATAGGTCTTTTAGAATATGAGAAAAATTAGTATTAATACATAATCCTAAATATAATTTTATCTTATATTTTATATTTTCAATTAGTTCTTTATACTCGTCCCATAAATCTGTATGATATAGATATAATGCTACAGCAATTTTCATTACTGGTTAGTTGGTGTTTGGGTAATTGTTGGTGTTAATGTGGTGGTAGATGTTGGGGTTATTGTAGGTGTTAATGTGACGGTGGGTGTTGGGGTGGAGGTTTTTGTTACTGATGGAGTAGGAGTTTGTGATACATTCGGCATTTCTTTTACTAACATAATTTTATCATTGATACGTCCTTCTAAAATAAAACCCTTATATAATACTTTGATGTCATCATTACTATAAATATTAGGATTATATTGTAGTTGTCCAATTTTAAATGTATCACATAGAGCTTTAGTAGAAGTAGGAGTTGGAGTATATGTTGGTGTTGGTGTTGGCGTGTGAGAGGATGTAAAGCTTACTGTTGGCGTTGGTGTTTGAGTTCTAGTAACCGTTCTAGTGGGTGTTTTTGTAGGTGTACGAGTAGGAGTTGATGTTTTTGTTTGAGTCGGAGTTTGAGTATTTGTAACAGAAGGCGTGAGTGTGGGTGTTGGGGTAGCGCTTGCTGTAAGAGTTGTTGTTGTGGTTAATGTTGGTGTACAAGATGGAGTTAAGGATGGGGTTGTTGAAGGAGTGGGCGTTGGACTACTTGTTATACTTGGTGTGGGTGTTGGGCTAAGACATGCTCCAGGACTACCAAAAGTATTGTTTGCTATTCCATTATTAACATTAACCGTTATAGAGTATGGTTCTGTGTCGCTTTGTGTAGCGTATAACCAATATCCGCCTGTTCCATTTTTTGTCGGATCATAATAGGCTGCTTTTACCCACTCATCGCGATCAGGAATCCAATAATATGTTTTATTTGAGGCTGTCGGTTTAGGAAGAGGGTTGGTGAAATTAAGAGAATATATTCCTGTTTCTGTCGAATTGACTGCTAAACCGCCGCTGTTAGGTTTGCCATTACTTAACCAATTAACATATCTAGCCGCGCTATACCAATTAATATAAATAACTGGTTTTTTAGCCATATTATCTTTAACGGTATATACTATAGGATTAGTACCGGCTACTACTATACCACCTTGAATATTTGTGGTCATAGCGCCTAAATAGGGCCATATACTATTAGCTGGTACGGCCAAAGCATTATTTAAAGCAGGAACTCTTGCCACATTATTTAAAAATAAGATATATTCTTCATTTGTTATAGTAAATTTGGATATTTTATATTCATAATTAACTTCGCCAAGATCATCTCCATAATGATTTCTATTTGTATCTCCAATATTAGAACCAGATACTGTTACAAAGTTACTATCTGAGATACCAGAATTTGCACAAATCCTAAATCCGAATCCTTGTAATGAGCTTCCTATTGGCGGAGTAACGCCATAAAGATTTGTAAGATCTATTAATCTTGAATTATGAGAACCACCATAATATAATATACTTTGTGATGATGGTATTTGGTAATCTATAATTTCCCATACATTACCATTTTGATCGAAGGTGCCATAAAAACTAGGTCTGCCATTTGCGCCAACGCTTGTGACATTACCATTATTCTCTGTTCCTGGTAGCCATACAGCCGTACCATCATAGTTTGCACTATTACAATTTCCTAATACAGAATATTCTGGAACACTCATTGATTATCCCGATTTTTATTTATTAACAAATTTATTATATAATATAAGGCTTAATATGCCACCAGCCACGCCCATAAATATTCCTGATGGACTCAAACTATCATATGTTCCTAAAATATAAAGTATTGCGCCTCCCATATACGAGCCAGCAACACCGAGAGCAACAGTTTGAAAAAAACCTAATCGTAAATTAATAGGAACTATAGCTTTTGCTAAAGAACCAACAAATAAACCATAAACTATCCATATAAGCAGATTAAACATTGGTAGCCTCCAGAAGTGTTAAGGATTCGTTATCATCGAGATTCTTACCAACTTCCATGATGGCATTTTTTAAACTAACTCCGTATTGTTGATATTGTTTTTTGCTCAAGTGTTGTTTTAATATTTTGTTTAGTCTATAATTATTTAACCAGCTATCTTTAATAGTTAAATTAACTATAGTATGTCTTAAGTCTAAAGCTTCGCTCATTTTATCATTCTTACGTCTTTTGCTTCTACATTCTTGAATTACTCTTATAAGACTTAATATAACACCGATTACTATAATTATTGTTATAGGATCAAAACCATAGTTATTATTTTTAATGTTTGCTTTGTCTATAATCTTTTGAGCAATACGTTCCAGATTAGGATCTACTTGCATATTTTTGTCTTTCTATTAAGGTAAACAATATCCACAATCAACCATTTTTATTCCGTCTCCACTCAAATATTTTCCACTTCCTTTACAAACTGGACACTCTTTTCTTTTGTATTTTTTAATTGGTTCATTACCTATATGTTTAACTATAGCTCCGGATAAAATAACAGGAGCTGTTGATGATCCGTTATATTTTATCGAAGTAAAAAATAATGATACGAATAAAATTGGTAATATTAATTTATTCATTTTTATCTCTTGGAAATAATTTTTTACGTTTTAATAGTGGTTTTGGAATAGGAGGAAAAGGATTTATATCATCCAATTTATCTTTTTGTTTAGGTATTATTAGTTTTGCTATATTTAGTATAAAATTAAGTATTATACTAATTAGTCTATTTAATGCTAACTTATCGAAAAAATTCATAAAATAATTCCTTATTATGTAGTAATATACACCAAAGGTTAGGTTACTAAAATATTTAAGAACAACTATAGTTACTATTTATTGGCCCATTACCATTAGCGTCAGCGGTAACACATGTTATGGTATCACTTTGAGTAGCATAAGTCCAATATCCTGCGTTAGTACCACGGCCTTTGTAATAAGCTGCTTTATACCATTCATTTTCACTAGGAATATAATAAGTAGCATTAATATTACGAGTAATACCAACTCCAGATGTTGCCCCATTTAGAGTATACGATCCGGTTTCGGTGGTAGTATTATCTTGACTTCCAGAAGGCTTATTATTGTGTAACCAGTTACAATACCGTGCGCAGTCAAACCAGCTAACATAAACTACGGGTTTGTTCCCCATGTTGGTTTTCACAGAGTAGGTGTAGCTTCCGCTAGAGCCAGATCGGGTTATATTGCCTCCATTATAACTATCCATACTGGTATTATATAAATTATAAGTGTCAGTACTTGCTACAGCATTTAAGAATTCAACATATTCACAATTAGTAACAGGGTATTGACCGATACTATAAACGTAACTCACACTTCCATAGCCAGTAAAAGAGTCATTACTATTATTAATATCCCCTATATTTACAAAGTAAGGAAGGCTTAAAGGGTTAAGGGAGCTTGCGAGACGAAAACTGTTACTGCCATCCTCGTACGATGGGTCATATGAGTTCCTGAAGGATCTTGACGAGTAGAACGCGATGCTGAAAAAGCTGCCGCCACGAATTCCACGATCCGAGCCTATAATAGCTTCGTTCCATTCCCAAGCATTTCCAGTCTGATCATATGTTCCATAAGCAGATGGTCCACCATTAGTTCCAACGGTTGTAACATTACCGAACGTTGTACTGTTCCAATTAGCACAACTATTAAAATTAGCGCTATCAGCTCCTATTGGGAAAGGTGGAAGTGTTGGCGTAGGAGTTGGCGTAATAGTTTTGGTAGGTGTAATAGTTGAGGTTGCTGTATTTGTTGGAGTAACGCTATTTGTTGGAGTAGGAGTATTAGTCTTGGTAGCTGTCGGCGTAACTGTTGGTGTTACTGTGTTTGATGTAGTAACAGTTGGTGTTGCTGTAACTGTTGGTGTTGCTGTGTTTGATGTAGTAACAGTTGGTGTTGCGGTATTACTCGGAGTAACTGTTGGTGTTGCAGTATTACTCGGAGTAACTGTTGGTGTTCCAGTATTACTCGGAGTAACTGTTGGCGTTGCAGTATTGGACGGAGACACTGTTGGAGTAACTGTGTTAGATGGAGACACCGTTGGCGTTGCTGTTGGAGTAACAGTGTTTGTTGGAGATACCGATGGCGTAACCGACGTTGTCGGTGTAATAGTTGGTGTTGCGGTATTTGTCGGAGTTATACTCGGCGTGATCGTCGGCGTGGGGGAAGGTATGATAGGACAACATTTAATATTAACAATATTTTTCATGATGATGCTAAAGGAATATTGCTTAATTGTCCTTCTATAGTAGTTAGTCTACTATCCAATGTTTGTAATTGAATATTGAGTAATGTAGAAGTTTGTTCTAGTGTGGTGTTTAACAGATTAAAAGTATTGATGGAGGGAACGGTGTCAACGGGTTTTGAATACGGAAATTCTACTATAACTAAAGATGGAGGACTAGTGTCTTGATTAATAGCCCATACTTGGTACTCTGGTAATGGAGGTAAACTAAATGGTAGTCCACTTATACTTATTAGTCTTGGTAAATTCATAATAAACTCATATTATATATTTATGAAGATAAATAATCAAAACCATAGTCTGGTAATTTTTGTAATGGAAATCCATCAAAGTCACTAAAAGCGTATGCTGCGTTGCCTTTTAACATACCGGCTGCTACATCTGCCTTTATTAAAAATGACCCGTCAGGGATTGGTCCCCACGCTGGGTGACCACCATCATTCCATTTACCCCAGCTATTCTGTACGAGAAAAGCCGGTTCGCTACCAGTATCGTCGCAAGCAATCCATGCCATAGCATGAGCCCACGATCCCTGTGGTTTAGCAAAACCCTTACTATCTCTTCGACTACTAAAACCATAACTACTACAAACACTAATTCCATAACCGTTAGCAAGAGCATCTCGTGCTTCTTCTACTGTTCTAACCAAACTTACAGTTTTAACTTGATGATCGTTTGCAAGATCTATAACTTTGTCTGGTAAGCTACGACCACCCCATCCGGCACCTAACATACCTTGATATTTACTAAGATCAACAACACCAGGGTAATTTTTTCTAACTAAGACACCACCATATTGGCTGACAAATTGTGCTGCTCTAGAACAACTCATTCCTTGTCCGCCATGACCTCTTGCTCCGTATATTGCTTCGGTAGCGCCTCTTGCTATCCAACTTTCTTTATGTTTGTCTATATCTATTTCTACAGCACGAGATACGTCTACAGCATTTCTAGTAGAGTGGCTTACACAGTCCCCTGTAACCTGGCGCTCATTGTACGGATTCTTATCAAACTTCAAAACACTTTTGTATGGAGTAGATAGTTTACCTTTACCGGTTCCAACAATTTTTTTGGCTCCGTCTCCAAAATAACCATACTTAGAATTTTCTAATAAATTTTCAAATATATGCTCTTCCCAAAGACATCCCTGAAATCCATCTTTGTATAGTTTTAATAATTGTTCAGGAGATAGTCTTGCCATTATTTACTTCCCTCATAAAAAGCCCATGCTAAACCATTAAAAGCTTCGACAGCCTTTTTTCTAAGTTCGGGGTCTAGAGCAACATTATCGTCTCCGATATGCTGTACAACAACATAAGTAGCGGCCTGCGTTAGATCAGGATATTTACCTTTAAGATCAAGATTATAAAAAGCCCCAGCTATTTTATTAGCTTCTCTAATTTCATCGGTATTTTTAATTACTTCATTTTCACCATCTAGTTCTATTAGTCTTGCCAAGTCAGAGAATAATCCGCTTAATTTCACACCATCAACTGATCGATCCGAGCTTCCGGATTTTAGGATCTCGGTTACTTTTTGACAATTATCCTTTAATGACGGATCCAACGGAGCTAATACCGATGGAGCATGATTTATTGGATTGGTGGATAGATTATTTTTAATAACTGGTCCAAGTAATCCGTATGTTAATAATAGTCCTCCAATAACTAGAACTATTATATTAGTATTTTTAATATTCATTTTGTCTCCTGGCCGCATGTGTTGGGACTAAGATGTGGAAATGCACTGTCTAAAACTTCAACAGCTTTTGGACACTTCATTTTTTCTGCTAAATCCCTAGTATTTTTCCAACTACTAATTAATTTTAGAAAATCATTATCATTTTTTGCAACAGCAGACTCTGTGCTGACTCTGTTTACTAGTTTACCAATAAGCCCAGCAATATAATCTTTAACTGGTACTAATTGATCCTTAAATAGTACAAATAATATAAGAGCGGCTCCTCCATAAACCATTAGATCTGTTCCTGATAATCTACTACTAAATTCTTGAAAACTTTCGGCATAATTCATAAGATTCGTCCTTTCAGACTAGATAATTGTGTTGAACTGTTAATTTTGGTTTAAAAACGCCCGCTTCTCTAAAAATTTTAACCATACTGTCAATTGTTGAACTGACCAAAATCATAAGAAAACTTTTAACATAAGAATGAATGTACCCTTCTATTATGTGCGGCACAACGGGAATGTCAACTGCTAAAAATAAGCTATCATAAAATTTACTAATCATACTCATAGCTAGCTCTTTTTTTTGTGGACTACTTAAATCTTGTCCAATAATTTCTATAATTTGTATTATGCTAGCTATTGCTAACTGCAAAAGTTTCCATGCTTGATCTATTGCGAATCTTTTAACATCCTTAAATGATTCTTTTGTTCTACTTATCAGTTTTTCTACTTCGTTTAGTATTAGTTCTTGGCTTTTTGGTGTTTCTGGACTTTCTTGGTTTATCATCTTTTGTCTCCTCATTAACAACTGGTGGGGTATTGACAACTTCTGGTTTGATTTCAGCTTTAATATTTTTTCTACTATTAATATACTTATATAATATTACAAATTGACCACCAATTAGAATACAACTTTCTACAGCATGACTAACAACACTAATAAGTTCTTCTTTATTAGTATGATCATTAATGATACCAGTTAGATATAATCCACTAAAAATAAAACTAACGAGTGTAAACCAGAACTCACTTGTGCGATATCCAGGTTTGATCATGATTTTTCTCCAAAATAAATACCGTATAATAATACACCATACTAACCTTTATTATTATTTATCAAATTTTACAGTTTTTAAAGCTTGATCGAATATATTTTGCTTTATATCATAAAAATACTCTATCATAATCATTGTATTTTCCCATGTCAATTATTAATAATTTTTGACTCATAAATTATGTATTCATCAATGATTCCCACAACTCAATATCTGTTGCATATATTTCACGAACTCTATTTTCTTGTTCTGGCGTTAAAATAGGTTTATTTTCACTAGCATCCAAATGTGGCAATGGCACGGTAATTCCAAGCCAATCTGCACAGTCTTGTAGTTGCGTTTCAAATAAAAATGCTCTGTCATAATTTGTAATATGGCAGAACTCACAACCGTATATTGGATTTTCTAATTGTTCTTCAACTGTTCTATTTCTATGAGCCACCATAGATCGAAATCTTTCAATTGGATTTCTAACAATAACACATTTTTGACCATTGTCTTGGCTAATTGGATAAAAATAAGCAGGATGATATGAATCTGTTATTTCTATATCTGGATAAAAGGACTGTAACATAGCCATTGCTATTGAGTGCGATCCACTGCGAGGAATTAGAATTATACTATTTCCATTCGGGCTTGTTAATATGCTTGGCATGATTATGTAAAGTAAAGTATTACTGCTCCAGTTTCTCTAGTTTCATTTGTAAAGAATCCTCCATTACCGCCGCCTATACCGCCAGAGATAAATCCTCCATACTTATCAAAATGACTACCAGCACCAAATACATTTGGATTACTAGGCTTAATATTTTCTATATTTGTGGTTGGGTCTATTCCTAATAGATTTAATACGGCAAATAGACCATCTACATCTGTTGCTTTAAATACTATATATCCTAGTCCAATATTTTGTGAGGTATTTCCACCAACCGCCCCCGCAGCCCAAATTCCGTTACCCAAATATTGTATTGATCCTCCTATAGCTCCACCGTCTCCGCCAGAAAATTCTCCACCGTTATATTTGAGAGTTCCATTGCTTGCTCTACCGCCACCAAATCCAGTAATAGTCGTTCCATTATATGTTACTGTTGTATTATTACCGGGCGCATTAAAATCGCCATTACTAACAGCAGCACCAACTGTATAAGCTACAGAAGAGCCACTATTAACATTCCAAGTTTTATATGCTGTTCCACCAGCGGATCTTTCATAATTTCCACCACTTCCAATAGCCCATGCTTTCATAGTGGTGGCACCAGTTGGTACTGTATATGAAGAACCAGTTGTTAGCATAACTGCCATTGGTGAAAATTGTGTCGCAGTGGTGGGGGTTGTCGTTGGTGTTGCTGTTGGGGTTGTTGTTGTAGTGCCTGTTGGTGTTGTTGTTGTAGTGCCTGTTGGTGTTGTTGTGGGAGTAGTCGTGGGCGTTGTTGTGGTGGTTATGCTTGCTATTGATAATATCGCTGTAGCGGTAGGATTTTGACCACCAACCCGTTCATCTTCCATCCAGCGAATGACTAAATACTCACCAGCAGTCACAGAGGCAGTGCCGGTCAGCGTACTACCACCAATGGCGATATTAGATATCGCAGTGCCGCCAGAGATAGTGGAGTCTCTTGACCATCCATGCTGACTAGGTGTTCCAGCATGACGAAACAGTCTTGCTTCGCCCTGATAATCGCTGCCAGAAAGTGATATAGACCATGATACCGTACCGGTCTGGTTGACTAGCACCCACACGCGATGGTCCTCATCGTCAGTTGACGTATTTCCGCCTCCTACAGTGACCGTCATCGGACTTCCAGACGTTCCCTGTCCAGATACGGTGTACTGATCTGGGAATGGATTTACGTTGTCAGCAGTAGCCTTGTAATAATTAGAAAATGATAAATTGTTTTGTGCTGCTGGAGTAGCCGTGGGCGTAAGAGTGGTTGTTGTGGTTGGAGTTAGTGTAGGCGTAATTATTGTGGTTTGACTCGGAGTTGGTGTGGGCGTAACAGATTCATCTGATTTTCTAACCTTGATAGACCCACCACTATTTAATACTTTATTTAAGTTAA